AGAATGAGTGCGGTTTGTTTTCCCGTTTCGTCAGCGACGACGCGCCAATGCCACGGGCCGGGAATGTAGGCTTGCATATTTGATCTCCTCTGAGTGAAGTGTGATCAGAATGAAATGAGCTTGCCAAGCCCGAAAAAATTAGGCAGACATAGAGTCTCGCATTTGTTTTGAGCGATTGATCTCCTTTGAGCGAATGCGGGACAGACGGCGGCGTGGTCCCCTCAGGACACAGCCGCCGTTTTGTTTTTCAGTCCTCGCACGGGATCGCTTCGCCCCACGGCACTTCATCGAACGGCCCCTGACCTCGATCATAGACGAGCCACATGACCGGTTGTGCCGGTTCGCTGAGCTGGTCCCAATCGGCGGTCATGAGATCGGTGAAGTAGATCAGAGCGGCGACGTCCGGCTCGTTTCGCTCGAACCAATCGAACGCGGGCTTGAAGTATGTGCCGCCCCCGCCCTTTGCATCGAGCTTGATCGTCTCGCCAGCGGTGAACGTTTCGACGTTGGTGACTCGCGTGTCGCAATAGACGACGGTGATCTTGTCGATCTTGCCGAGATCCATTGCGGCTTGCAGTTCGCCGCCGGCACGCGCCAAAGCTTGCTGGCTGTAGATGCTGCCACTCGTATCGATCATAAAGCCGATGTGATTCACGCCGTCCGAAACGAGACGCGGCGCCGTGATCCCCACCGCCAACATTTTCTTGTTTGGGCGCGACCAGGTGTAATCGCGCGACATGCTCTGATCGATGAAGCGTTGCATGATATCGCGCCAATCAATTGTCGACTTGGCGAGATCGTCGATCAGCGATTGCATGTGACCGGGCATCTTACCGGCTTGCTTTGCAGCGACGTTGACTGCCTGTCGAATGCGGGTCTCCCACTCCGCATCGATCTCGGCAAGCTCGCCCGGCGACGTTTCCGGCGCAGCGTCTACAACAACGCCGGTATTCGTTTCGTCGCCGATGCGTTGCGCAGCCTTGACGATTTGATCAACGCGCTCATCGCCGCTGGCGCCCTGATCGCCGTCGCCGTCGTCAGATTCGTCATCATCATCGCCTTGATCGCCTTGCGACTGACCGCCGCCCTGCGGCTGCGGTTTCGCCTGTTGCTCGGCAATCAGTTTGTCGTAGATCGCTTCCGCGCCCATCTTGCCCCACTTCGTATCGAATAGATGCGGGTCAGGGAGCTTGAAGCCAGCGGCGCGAATATCGCGATTGATCGCGAAGTCGGCCGCTTGATTCCACACTTCGGGGTCGCGATTGCCGCGACGCGTCATGTGACGATACGCACAATGGGAAACTTCGTGCGCGATCACCGCTTCCGTTTCTGGCTCGGTCAGTTTGCTCAGAAACTTCGGCGAATAGATCAGCAGAAAGCCATCGGTCGCCATCGTCTTCACGCGATCATCTTCGACGATTTGAAGATGAAGCGCCAACGTGCCCCAGAATGGCTGCGTCATGATCAAGCGAGTGCGCGCCTTGATCATGCGTGGATCGACGCGCCTCATGACAGCACCCCTTGATTGTCGACGGCCCACGCGGTGAACACGCTCGTCTCTTTCAGCGTTGCATCGCGGGCAGTCGCATCTTTCATAAACACGATCTCGAATTCTTTCGGCAGCCGCTTTGCATACGTCATCGCGGCGGCGAATGAATCCTTCTTGACGCGACGGGCGAGTGCGGTCGCCACCGCGTACATCACCGACGGCTCTTTATCGTCGGGGATTTTCGTGCCTCTCGGGTCTTTCAGGATCGACTCGATTGACGGCAATGACTTCCAGACGCGAACGAAGCCCTCCAGCTCGGCCGCGGCAGAGTCGCCAACGATGGATGACGCAATGTGCAAGCGAATGTCGTCGCTCGCCTGCATCGCCTTCGAGCATTGCTCCCACGAGCGCGGCGTTGGGAATGCGCCAGCGTCATCGGCTGGCATCTTGTGAAGCAACTCAGGGCGATACTTCACAAACGCGATGATGACCGGATCGACGCCCGTCACCTTCGCCCAGGCGCACCACGCATTCAGATCGGGCTCGATGGTGATATGAGCGAAGCGATTGCGCAACGCGGTCGGCATACGTTGACCGGCGGCGCGATCTTGCATCCGATTACCCGCTGCGACGGGGATCCACCCCTTCGGCAGCTTGTATTCGGCGAGTTGGCGTTCGAGAACGAGCCCGAAGCACGCGGCTTGCATCGCCTGAGTCGCGACGTTCAATTCATCGAGAAACAGAATGCCGAATTCGCCGTCTCGATCTTCACGTGGCAACTCATTCGGGCAAAGCCAGCGTGTCAGCCCCGTCTTTTCGTCGACGAAGGGGAGGCCGCGCATATCGACCGGGTCGCGAAGCGATGCGCGAAAGTCGATGACCTTGCGCTTGAGAAGTCGGCCGGTCTGATGGACGAGTTGAGACTTGCCGATGCCGGGGGCGCCCCAGATAAATGTGGGGATATCTGCTCCGACGTTGAATTGAAGAATCTTGGCGGCTGTGTCGATTGAAATGGTCGCCATTTGATTTGATCTCCTTTGAGTGTTTGAGCGGTTGAGATTAAGCCATGTAGTCGGAAATTTCGTCGAGAATTTTCTCGGCGCTTTTGGCGACGATCTCGCGCTGCGCTTCATCTTCGCGCAACGTGTCGGCATCATGAGCGCAAAGCTCATTCTTGATGCGACGCGTGATCTTCGTCAGCTTCGGATCGTCGGTGAGATTGAACGCGGGAAGAATGTTGGCGATCTCTCTCACGTTCTCCACGAGCGAATTGCGAAACGTCCCTTCGGCGTTCGCGTCGTCCGTGGCGGGTTTATATGCCCGAAGCTTTTCGAGCATCGTCACCAGTCGATCATGTGCCCGCTCGGCCGCATCGCGTAACGCGGCTTGCGTGGTCTCTTTCATGCGCCGTTCGAGATCGAGACGAATGTCTTCCGCGTGCTCGCTGCCAACGGCAATGCGGAAGTCATCCGTATCAGGGCATGGCGCGATGATCGATTCGAGCTTGAACATGCCGCGCAATTCATTCTGCGCCGGGTAGTCGGCGGGATTGAAAAGCCCGTTCAGCGCCGCTTTCGCCTTGCGCACCGCGCTCGGATATTCGTCGATGAACTTTCGCGACGCCGCTTCGAATGCGTCGCGGATCTCCCGCATGTCGTTCTGATAGTCGAGATAGAGCTTCGACGGCAGAAGACGCGCGCCTTGATCGTACCAAGGCAGAGTCTTTTGATAGTGATAGTTCCGCGCGGTGGTGATCGCGCTGCCGACTTCCTTCATCGCGCCCTTTTCGAGCAAACGCTTCCAGTACCGGCCGGCGTCACTGTCGGCGCCATGTTCGCGATTCACTTCCTCGGTCACGCGTTTGTCGACGCGGCGTCCCTGCCACTGAGATATTTTGACCGATGCCAGGACGGCTTTCTGTGCGAGAATGTTCGTCACGTTGATCTCCTTTGAAGTTGGCGACGCTCAGAAGCGAGCCGAGTCGTCATAAGTGTAAGCGTTGATGGGTTGACGATCATCGCCTTCCGCAAAAATCACAACGTCACCGTCGGCGATCTCGGCGATGCATCGCTGATCGTAAAAGCGATGCACGAAGTCAGGGGGTCCGAAAACGCGCGCCGCCGCTGAATAGCGAGCCGCGTCTGAAAATCGGACGAAGTGAAGCGCATTCTTCATTTTGATTGCACCTTTGGGAAAGGAACGCCCGTCATCGTGCGAGCGTCGACGATGACATATTGCGAGTTGACGAAATGAACGCGTTGATGGCGCTCGCAAGCGATCTCTGCGTCGGCGAGAGTGTCAAAGCGAACTTGCATCTTCATATAGTCACAGTGACAGCCGTCGAAGTAGACCACGAAAAACGGCTTCGAGGCGTTCATCATGCGACGCCCCTCGGCGCGCGATCTCGATCCGTAGCTCATGCGCGTCTCCGACGACGCGGCGCTGGCGCATTCCTGTAGGCGTCGATCAGTTCGCGCGCCTCTTTCAATGTGGCGACGTCCATAATATCGGCGTCCTCGAACCCGACGGCGAAGCGCCCGGTGTAGATGCGAGTCGGACGGTCTTGTTCATAGGTGAAGATTTCGACGCCGCGATAGACGATACAATCGTAAGCACCCGGCCCTCTGCCGCCGTGATTGACGCTCATTGAGTCGGGAACCCAAACGCGATGTTCGTTCACGCGATGAATATGCACCATGATTCGATCTCCTTTGATGAAGTGTCATGTCATTGTGATCACTTCCCATCGGGGCGCAGATTTTTCGCCACGCCCCGAAAAACTGTGATCAGTTTGATCAGAGAGATATTCCATTTTCACTTCGAGTTCCGTCGGTTCATACTTTGATTTGCGCAAGCGTTTCTTGCGGGCGACCCTATCACTTGTCGTCTTCAAATCGTTTCTGATTGTTCGGGTGTTCGCTTGGCGTGAAATTTGTTCGAGCGAGTCTACTGAATTTCACTGGCGTCAGCGCGAGTGTCGACAAAGCAACGTGCGCACCACCTAATCTCAGGAACTTCTTCACCGCACCCTTGAGCTTCGCGTCCTGCCGTTCATCGCTCGTGGGGGATTACTAAAGACGCCCTCTACTTGTTCCCTCTTGTGATCAAGAAAACTTTCCGGGTCAGAAGTGTCGCAAGATACCGTGCATAGTGTCGGCCTCTCTCGCGCGTCTCGGGCTTGTTTCGCTGTTCGGCATTTCGATCCCGATCCATGTCGGGTGCCTGCGACTGAGTGCCACTCAGTTCATATATATAGAAGTGTGTTTGTTCTCTCTCTCTGAATTCATCGCTGATTCTATGGATCGGGCCATGCGGGGCAAATGCTGCGGGAAAGCGTTGTGCGGTGCGTGTCGGTGTTGCGGATGGTTCGCAAGACCGTTTTTGCGGTACATGCCGCGCGAATTCGCGAATCCGTTCAGGCGATCAGCGTTCGCGCTTCATCGACGTTCGACGCGTCGCCAACATATTGAAAGACGGCATTTGGTCTGCCGCCGAAGCCGCCGACGCTGGACGAGCTCCCGCGCGCCGGTGAAAAAGTGCCGGGTGCTTTCTGCAACGCCCACACTGGGCTCTTGTCGAATGCGCGAATGAGTGCGGGGTGTGCCGGATATGTATGCAGACGGCGACCGATGGCGGCGTAGGCTGCGCCCAATCGATCAACGAGAGCGAACGCAAGACCCAAGCCCTGAAAATCTGGCAGCGTGACCAATCGAGAGACGCCGCTGATATCGCGAACGCGCGCGTGCGGACGATGAAGAATTCCCGCGAAGGCGGCGATACGATCACCGACGAAAAGCCCGAAGCAACGCGCGGCGGGATTCAGATCAGCCGTCAGATAGTGAAATGGAGCAAAGAGCCACCACGATGAATAAGTGACCCGAGCGATTGCGCAATCAATTGAGGGGCGTCGCTGATGCTCCCTCCAAGTGAACGACATATCGGCCGGTTGCAAAATCCAATCCGGCTGAAGCCAGTCGATCACGTCGTAATGACACGATGCCGCCACGAGTGTTTGATCATGACGGCGGACAAATTTTTGAACCGCGTGCGCGCCGATCTTCGCGACCTGACGATCCACGACCGACGTGAATTCATCAATCACGATCGGGCTCGGCGCTTCGAGAAGGCGCCGCGCCATGTCGACGCGAAACTTTTCCCCATTTGATAGGACGTCATATGGGCGCAGCCACGCCGGGATCGTGTTGAACCCGACCGCCTGGCAGACTTCGGCGATCTCGGCAATCTTCAACGTCTTCGCGAAGTCATCGATGACGCTCGCATCGTCCCACGAGAAGCTCGCGGGCTTGCCGAACTTCTCATGAAGAATGGTCGATTTGCCCGAGCCGGATGGGCCGACAATCAGACCGACATTCCATTTGCGATCTTCAATCGGCATCTCACCGGACCATTCGAGCTTTTGACGTTGCTGCGCGGGCACGTCGAACATCGATTCGATTTGCTGAGCACGCGCCGAGCGCGAGATCGGGGAGTCGATTACGATATTAACGGACGACACGTTTCACCCTCTTTCTGCAAACGCTCGATGAGTTCGCCTTGATGTTGTTCATCACGACAGTCGACGATGACGCGATGAACCAGATCGGAGCTCAGTTGCGGTGCCGTTCGATCCGTCATCGAGCCAACGCCGAGCTTCGACAATTCTCGCGGCCTGAACGCGGTCAAGTCGGTGACGTTGCCGAGACTGGCAACGCGGGCGAGGGTCGCGCGCAAGACGGTTTGATTCCATCCCGCATCGAGCGCGATCCGATTGTCGGCAATCGCCCATGCTTCCCATTCTTCATCGCTGAGATTAAGCGTGATCGTCGGCACCTTCGGGATCTTCAGTTGCGTCGCCGCGAGCCAACGGCCGTTGCCGGCGCCGATGACTTTGTTGGGTCTGATCGCGATGGGGTTATTGAAGCCGAAGCGTTCAATCAGTTTGCAAAGCGATTTGATTTGCTCGGGCGAATGCGTGCGCGCGTTGTTTGGATCCGGCGTGAGAGAATCCGTCGCCATCATGATGATCTTCAAATCGCTCATAATGAACACCTCGCGCTTACTTCGCCGCGGACTGTGATCACCCCTTCCGCGAGTCTTTTTTTAATCCATTCGCGCATCACGGTGGAGACGGCAAAATCGACAAACGTCGAGCCATCGAATGAAATCTCTATTTTCGGATGATAGGCGATTGGATCGCCCGCAATGGCATCGGCAAATTTGTTATCTCTGATCGCGCGATCATAGGCGGGCCAATCAAATTCGCCGCTCTCGCCCGATGCTTTCAGTTCGAGGATGGCCTCCGCGATGTTCATGTCATCGTCGCCGTGCTGTTCCAAACTATGCCGTAGCTGCGCACTTGCTCAATGTCGAATGAGTGACCGGCGACGAGCTCGTCGGCACTGATAAGAATCTCCGCAAGCGCGCGCTGTGATTTCAGATGCTCGACCATGCCGACGCATCGGGCTCGAACCACGTCGCCAAGAAAGTTTTCGCCCTTATCTCGATGGAAACGGCTCTCCATCTCGCGCATCGAGGCAAGCGCGATCTCTGCGCCCGCGATCTCCTTGCCGAGCGCGTCGCGCTTCTGGCGAATGTACGCGCGCAAATGCTCGATCATGTTTTGCGCCTGCGGGCGAGTGCCTTTGGAAAGCATTTTCACAAGAACGTTGTCGAGCGCCTCGACAATTTCCTTCACCATGATCTCGCGGCTCTTGTCCAACGTTTCGTCGACCTGGCCGGTCTCGTCGAAGATCGCCCTCTTCTTCGGGTCCATCAGGACGTCATGGGCGCGTTTCAGCGTTGCAAATGCCGTCGCGCTGCCGCCGGCGTCCGGGTGCGCCTTGCGCGACTTCGCGCGATAGGCAGAGCGAATGGCGGCGGGCGCTGCGTCGCGCTCGATCCCCAAGACCCCATAAAGATCGTCCCTGCTCAGCGCGTCCACCACGGCAATCCTCGATGCTTCAAAAAAATCGATGCTGGCGCCCTATATCCGCCCGCCCGCGCCAGTCGATCAAGTGCCGCGCGCAGCCGAGCCAGCGAGTGAGAATCGGGCTGGGCGGTCATTTTTGCGGCCTTAGCGGGACGATTTTCCCGCTCGGGAATCCAAACTCTGCGAGGATCGCCTTGTCCACGCAGCAATCGGGATCATCGGGCGCTGGCCCTTCGACCTTGGGCCAGAAGCCGCGCTCGCGAAACGCCTTCACCAAGGCGCGAAGCTGATCGTCGCGGCTCGAGACCGACGCAGGCGCGCCGTCGCCGTTGATCGTTTTCTTAACGCCCTCGCGCTTGAGACTTCGAGCGATGCCGACGATGTAGCTGATGGTTGTTCGACCGCGAAGTTTGGCGATGCGAAACGCTTCGAGGATGGTCGCGACGTCCAGACCGTCGTCGAGCAATCGTCCGATCTCGCCGGGCCACAGCAGCCGCGTGGTGTCCTCGGTGAGACTTACGCCTAGGATTTCACACCCACGTTGAACGATAGGCCCGGGATCAATCCCGCTTCGAGGGCGCGCAGGGTTCAAGCTCTCTCTCTCCCTCTTTCCTTTGTCTACTGTAAACTGTGTCGAATTTTGCTGGTCGCTTTCGGCATTTTTCGGCAGCAAAACTTCAGCATTTGCTCCGGGTGGATCGTGATTTTCCAAGGGCTTAGCTGCGCGCTTGCCGCCAGAAATTTTGCGCGTTTGGGAAATCAATTCTGCGCGCGAAAGTTCACGATCCACGCGCTTGTGATGCCAGAAGCCGCCTTCGATGATGAAGAACGGTTCTAGGACTTTGCGCACATTCTTCCATTCGCGGGCAGTCTCACATTCGGACAGCCGACGAAGGATTCGATCATCATCTGGGATCGGTGCGCGGGTACACCAGAGATGCTTGATCAACATCAAGTAGGCGCCATGCTGAAGCGCGCTCAGGTGCGACGTGTCGCGCTCATAGTCGTACCAATACATGGGCATCCAGACATTCTTTTTGCGCTTGAGATCAACCACTTTCACGCTCCCAATTCGAAGTCGGGTTCCATAGCCCTGCAAGATCGCGCTGAGCCGCCTCGGTTGTCGCGTCGACTTCGGCGATCGCCTGTTCCGGGTCGAGGAAGCGCACGAGAGGCCCATCGAAACGGATCTTCGTCGTGCCGGTCGGCCCGCCGCGACGCTTCGCGCTGAACACTTCCGCCCAGCCCGCCGCGGCCTCGCATCGCGCGATCCATTTTGTGTGCGCCTCGCCGTTCGACGGATCAGGTTGCTCGCGCTCCAAGTAGTATTCCTCGCGATGCAGAAACCAAATGTGATCTGAGTTTTGTTCGATGGCGCTCGATCCATAAATGTCGCTGATAACCGGGCGATGCGTCGCACGCTTCCAGAATTCGCGATTGAGATGCGCGATCAGCAGCACCGCGCAATTCAAATCCTTCGCCATCGCTTTGAGATCACGCGTGATCTGTTTGAGTTGGGACTTCTCATCGTCGCGCGGCTTGGCCGCCTGGACGAATTGAAGATGATCGACGATGACAAGATCGAGCTTGCCAGTCTTTCGTCTCGTCGCCTGCGAGCGCGCCCGAATTTGCGCGACAGTCAGATTGGGAGATGCGTCGAGACGATAGGGAAGCCCCACGAAGGCGCCGCGACTGAGCGCCACGCGTTCGAGCTCGTCATCGCTGATGCGACCCTCGATGATGCGGTTCGCCGGCACGCTGGCTTCCTGAGCCACATATCGCATCGCGAATTCTTCGCTTGCCATTTCCTTCGAGAAGACCAGCGTTTGATATCCGCTGCGCGAAGCGTGAATTCCGAATTGAGCGCCGAGCCCAGACTTGCCTTGCGATGGCGCGGCCGCGAGCGTGGTGAGATCGCGAAAGAAAAGCCCGCCAAGAGCTTTGTCCACCGAAGGGAGCCCGGTGAGAATTCTGGCGCGATGCGGGTTAGTCTTCGCCTCTTCCGCCTGCGCGATGGCGCGATCGATCACGTCGATCAATTCCTCGGCACCGCGCCCTTGCTCGTTTGAATGAGCCGAGTCGAAAAGATTCTCGCTGGCGCGATCCGCGATCTCATCGACGGTGAGTTGATCCGGCGGCGTGTAGGAGTCGTTCACCAAGTCTTCGCCGATGCGAATGAGACGGCGACGCTTCGCCAGATTGAGAATAATTTGCGCCAGCGATTTCACGTTCGGCATCGCGGGCGCGGCATGCGCCAAATTCGCGAAATAGCCGTACCCGCCGAGTTCGAGTAGGCCAGGATCGGCCTTCATCGCTGCGTGAAGCGTCAGAGGCGTCACGCGTTCTTCGCGCGCCAAATGCGCGCTCATGGTCGCGAAGATGCGTTGATGAACCGAGTCGAAGAAGTCGGTCGCGGAAAGCGATAGATCATCCGTCGCGCGAAAGAACGCCGTATTGTCCACAAGAATTGCGCCGAGGATCGCTTGCTCGACCTCGATGTCGTAGGGGACGTGGCGCAGAACTTCTTCGCTCATCCGTCCACCGGCTTAATCGTCTCGAATGATTCCATGTCGCTCAGCATCGCGAGCGCATATTCCTTGAATTGCGGGACTATCCACTCAAGTCCGCTTTCAACTTTTTCCTTGTCGAAGTCGCAAAGATTGTAAAGGCAGCTGGTGAGCATCGACGCCAGAATCATCGTCGTCATCTTCACCCTAGAAGATGCCGCCAACTCGGCGTTCTCCGCGCGCATGTGCCATTGCTCAAGCGGCGGCTGAAGTGCGATCACCAAATCGGTGTAAAACTTTTCTTCTTGCGACGCGTTCGGCTTGCGCTTTGCGTTGTAGCGTTGGCGCAGCATGTCCCCGGCATATTGAATTTGTTGCTCGGTGAATTTTGGCATTACGAAATCCCCACCGCTCGCTCTATTGCCTGAGTCTTGATGCGACGCCAAACGCGAAGCTCCCGCCGCATGAGCGGCGCGGTCCAGCCGCGTCGATTGCCCTCGCGCGCGATTCTCGAATGAATGCGACGCCACCGGCGATCAGCGAGCGGCCAATGTTTCGTGCATAGAAATTCGACGAAGAATGCGCCGCGCGCCATCGTGCGGCGGCAGCCTGGCACGGCGCACGCAATTCGACCCTCTGGCGCTGAGATCGTCATTCGTTCCCTGCAACGTCGGGGCCGAGCCAAGCCAAGGAACGGCCCCTTGACTCGGCCCGCGACGGGTTAAGCACCCACTCCGTCGAGATGGGCGAGTAAAGGCGTGGAGTGATTTGCTTCCTGTGTGAAGTCCCTATCGATGGAAATTTTTTGCTTGCCTCGCGGCGAATCAGGTTCGAATAAACCGATCTGATCGCCGAAGCTCACCCAACCCGGCCGCGCTGTGCGCGCGAAGATATCGGCGCGATAGGTGAGACGCGGGCAATAGCGGTCGATCATCGAATAAAATTCTTCCGGCTTCTGCGAATGATGCCGCGCGACGCCCTTGAAGATCGAGGGGAACGGCTTGTGCTGCGGATTGCCGAGCGTGCCAATAAGAATTGGCTCATGCATCGTTCGAACGCGATAGCCCGTTCCCATGTGCGCATTGTCCGCGCGCGTTCGCTTATGCCAGATGATCGCCGACTTGTAGACGAAGCCCCAATGCCGCATCGCGTCGTGCGCTTGCTCACGCATACATTCGGTGGCCCACAGAAGAAGAAGACAATCGGGACCGGCGAGTTCGCCGATGCGGAAGTTTTTGATCTCGTTCAGTTGAAGCGTTTGATAGTGACGAAGCGCGCCCTTCTTCGTGCCCTTGCGGGACCAATTGTCGAACGCCCAGGGCGGATCCACCACGAGAAGATCGTGACGAAACATCGGGAGATCGCCGAATTGCCACGTGCTCATTTGGCGGCATCCGCTATGCGTTGCCGCGTTTCGATGCGTCGCTCATGAACATATTGAATCGAGCGCGCGCGGCTAATCCGTTCCAGACCGAGCCGCTCGGCTTTCCCGATCACCGCGTTGCGCGATGGCGCCGGCGGCGCGAATTCTTCGAGCGCCTCGCAAATACGCGACGCTGAGACCTTGCCCCACATGAGCTTAAGAAAATCGACGCGTTCATCCGTCCAATAGTCACGCGGCATCGCTGGCACTCCGAAAGAGCTCCGATGCCTGCATCGCGTGGAGCGGGTCTTTTCGCGCGCGAAAGTAGTCGAGAATGCCGAGCGCGTCGGCTTCATTGTCATCGACCGGCTTCCAGCCGCGCTTGCGGCATTCGTTCATCACCCGAAGCTTGATCCATTTGCGGCGTTCGTTCTGGCCCTCAATGTCGATCGGGGCGCGCACAACGCCGACGAAATGCAATCGCCAGCTTTGCTGATAGGTTTCGACGCAATCGATCCCGAGATCGTGCGCGATCATTTCCGTCACGTTGGCAAGCCCGAAAAGCTTGCGCTTCGCGATGATGCTGGTGTTATCGCCAAGAATGGGCGCCTCGAACACGATGTTCGTGAATTGGCGTTGCTGGCAAAATGAAACGAGCCAGCCGCGATAGGCGCAAAGGAATTCGCCGATGCGATCATCGGTTTTGGGGAGCGTGCGGGAGCCTGACGCTTCGACCTTCGTCAGACTCCCGGCCGCCCAACCCATGTGCGTCGCCAAATCGAGGGCGAGAATGCGCATGGAAGTTTAGTGAAGCGCCTGCTTGACGGCTTCGTCGGCCATCTTGCTTGCGCGTTCGCCCATCGGCGTTCCTTCAAACGCCTTTGCGAGCGCCGTCAGTGCATCGCGCTCGGACGGTTCAAGCTTGTGCAGTTTCTTCGCGAGTTTGCGTTGATGACGTTCCTCTTGGTAGACGGTCTTGATGACCTTGACGGGAACGCCATAGTCGTTCGCTGCATCCTCGTAAATCTTCTTCATGTCGGTCGCGATGGTGCCCGCGTAGCTCTCGCCGGCGTCCGCCTTCGCGTGAAGATTTTTGAAAACGTCGGCCATGAGTTCGCGGTCGATGCGAGCTTCGCCTGTGATGATTTTCCCCCCGCGCGGCTTCTTCTCGCCGCCGACGGGCGTTTCGCTTTCGAGCGTCTTTGCCAATGTGATCTCCTGAGTTGACTGATTCGCAACCCAAGAAGCTCACCCCGCTGCATCACCCATCGCAAGCGATTCGACGGCGGCTGGATGCGCCGCTCGCCATGCTTCGATTAAATCCTCAATGTCGACCGCTGGCGGCTCGCCAACCGATTCGGTCGTGAGCTTTCGAATTTTCACGAGTTCGACCGGATTGGGCCAAGCTTCGCCACTCTCGATGCGAGAGAGACGCGACGCGCTAAGACCGAGCTTTGCGGCCATCTGCGCCTGGGTCATGTCGTGATCGACGCGCCATGTTTTCAGCTTCATGATTCTCGTTATGGCCCGATTTGATGCCGATGCGCAAGATTTTTTGCAGAATTCGCAAAAATATCTTGCCGCTGGGGGATTGCGCCTCGTAGGCTTCGCCGTCGACGATTCGCGTCGGGAGCGCCAGAGTGTCCCTTCCCCTACCGATGAGCCTGAATGCCGTCGCGCGGCGACTGGCGCGCTTCTACAGGCATCATCGCCTACTGTGCTGGTATGTGACCACGGCGATCGTCTTCTTCGCCGTGGGCGGATTTTTGGGCTTTGTCGTCAAGATCGGGAGCGAAGGCGGGCCGTGAACAATTGCGAAAATTGTCGCCTCGCCGGGAGCGTTCAAGGCTGTCCCAATTTGCGGCGCTGCTGGCGGGTATCGGAGAAGTTGATCGTCGCCCGAGATTTTTCTTGCGCTTGGTTTCAACCATCAACGGCAAACCAAGAGATCGAGCATCGAGCGAAGACGTTCAAAAATCGAGAGAGAATGGTGGAACACATTTACACGGAGAGAGATTTTGCGACGACCTGATGACTGTTGCGGCAATTGCCTCTTTGGGAAGCTGATCGGCAACGATCTCAGCGTTCGCATGTGCAAGCTGAAGCCGCCGAAAGTGTTCGCGGTCCCCGCGCCGCCGCCGCGCATGATTGCCTTCGAGGGCGTGCGACCAAACATGCAGGCAATCGATTGGTGCGGCAAGCACGAGCGCAAAGAGGAGCTCACGTTTTGAGTGAGTTACTTGATCAACGGCTGCACAAGATCGCCGCGATGAGCGAAATCGAGCGATTTAATTTCAAAGTGCCCGCTGGCTTGTCCTTTCACGTTCAGGGTCAACTGCCGCAATCGGTTTGGTTCTCGCTAGAAACGAATACTAAAACGCCGCCGTCGTTCCTCTCTGAGCGAATTTGGCGCGCGTCAATACAGGAAGGGATATTGTGCGGCGGGCAATTGAATAACGATTATGAATTCATGCGCCCGGTCATCGTGGATTTTTTCACGCGACTTCATGATCATGCGTTGGAACTGGATCGCGAGAAACAGAGAGAGGCCGAAGCGGCGGCGCATCGAGAGAAAGACGCGCGCAAAGCCACACATTCTGAAGGAGAGAGACGAATGACGCGCAAGGCGATCAGTTATCGCGGCAATACGCGCGGCATCAATCACAAGCTCCACGCCAAAAGAGCGAAGGCTGAACGCATCGCGCGCGGGATGACGCGGCGCGAACTTGATCGTGAGCGCGAAGCAAAACGTCAGGCGGCTTTGGCGAAGGCGCTCGGTTGAACGATGCCCGATCTCGCTCGCAAAACAATTAGCGCAACCGAAATGTCGGGGCTGTTTGGCATTTCGCCCTACGTGACGAAGTGGATGCTCTGGCAACGCTTCGCGAACGGGATGATGATCGAAAGCGCGGCCGATAATCGCATGTCATGGGGCTCCAAGCTCGAACCGCTTTTGATCGCGCAAGCGGCGCAAGACCTGAAGCTCGAAGTGAAGCCCAATCGCGACGCAAACGGCTGGCAGGAATATGTGACGCGCAATCTTTTGGGATGCTCACGGGACGCGACGATCATCGCGCCCGATCTCGGGCCAGGTGCGCTCGAAACCAAATGCGTCTTCGACTATGCAACATGGATGCGGGAATGGGATGGCGGCAAGCGTCCGCCGCCGCATTATGAAATTCAGCTTCAAGTGCAAATGTACGTGGGCGATGGCGTCAACTCATTCGAATGGGGCACGCTCGCGGTCTTTGTTTGCGGCGACATGAAATACTTCAATCGTCATCCGATCCGGGATCTCTGGAAGGTGTTCGAGGAAGAAGCCGAGCATTTTTTCATGACGGTACGGGAGAAACTCGAACCGCCAGCATTCGGAAAAGAAGTCGAATGGCCGCTGCTTCGCTCGCTGTACCCGCCAACGCCCAAGCTGATTCTCGACTATCAGAATGAGCGCGACGCGTTCGAGCTGGCGGAAGACGCTCGCATGTTCAACTACTATGCGGAGCAGGAGAGCGGCAACGCCAAGGCAAAAGAGAAGGTCAAATATCGCTTGCTGGCGGCTATGAAGGGCGCAGAGGAATTGCTTCTACCGAATGGGATCATCGCGCGCCAACGCAAGCATGGCAGCGGCGTTCGCGTGACTGTGTACGTGCCGAGCGATCTTCCTGAAGGCGACATTTCATTTTTCGAAGATGCAGAGTTTGGATCATGATCAACAAGGTTTCTATTTCGGCGACGAAGACCGCCGAGCAAATCAGTGAGCGCATCCAGCGCGGCTGGATCGTGGATTGCATCGCAACGCGAAGCGACGGCTATCTTTTCATGCTCTGTCGGCTCGGCCGGAGTCGAACGGCTGACAATTATGTGATTTTAGCGGGGTGCAGGCAGATGACGCTTAACCGATATCGCCGCCACGCGAGAAGCTATGGCAACGCAGGAAAGAGTCGCGAGACAAATCACATTCTGGATTTGTTCGAGGACTACATCAAATTGAAATGGACGAGGGCAATATGAGTCATCGGTATTTTGCCAAAAAGCCGGACGAGAAGCGCGCCGAGGCAAAGGGCGACACTAAGATTTCGAAACGCGGATCTCCCAATCGTCGCATCATTTTTCAGAAGTCGAAAAACGGCTACGAGCGATCCTATCACGCGACGAAGGGCTGGCGCGGACAGCGTGAACCGGAAATCGGCGCGACGCCCGCCGGTGAACTTTACGCCTCTTTCCTGCCGAGCTGATCATGAGCAACGATCTTGTCGTCTTGGAAAATGAATTGCGCCCGCTGGTGCCGCAATTCGATGAGGCATTGTCTGGGCGAATGCCCGCCGCGCAATTGATCCGCACGATGATGGTGAGCGTGGAGCGCACGCCGAAGCTTCTGCTATGCACGCGGCAATCGCTTTTCAATTCGGCGATGACGTTCGCGGTGCTGGCATTGCCGGTCGATGGCGCGACGGGGCAGGGGTACTTGCTTCCCTTCAAGGGGCGCGCGCAACCAGTCATCGGCTACAAAGGCATGAATACGCTCGGCTCGCGCGCGGGTCTCACCATCACCGGCGAAGTGGTTCGCGAAGGCGACGAATTCGACTATCTCCTCGGCACGAAGGCATTCGTTCATCACAAGCCAAAGCTCGGCAACAAGGGACGCATCATCGCCGCCTGGGCGACCGCCGAGGCGAACAATCGCCCGCCAATCATTTCCGTGATGGGGATCGACGATCTCATGGCGGTGAAGGCCAAGGCGCCGGGGGCGAGCATGAGCGATAGTCCGTGGAACGATCCGCACATTGGATTGCCGGCGATGTTCGCGAAGACAGCGAAGCGTCGGCTTGCCCGATCAACGCCGCTGCAATTGCAATCGCCCGAATTCATGATGGCGGCGGCTATGGACGAGGCATTTGAGGAGCGCGGTCAACGCGCCTACATCACGCGAGATCATAAGGTGCAAATCGAAGCGCCGAGCGATGTGATCGATGGCGAGACCGAGACACCGAACGCGAGCGAGCTCGTCACGCCCAAAGAAAATCCCATTCTGACCGAGGCGCGGGAGAAGGCTTTCGATGGCGAGGCGGTGATCGCGCCATGGTTCGCCAAGCTCAACGCCGATGAGCGTCGCTTTCTGAAGTCGCATCTTCCCGAGCTTCGCAAGATCGCGGCCAACCCCGAAAAGTTTTTGCAGGACGAGGGGCGTGAAGCGGCCGATGGTGGTCGCGACGTGCTCGATGCTTGGTGGAATCGATTGACGCCAGCGTGGCGCGAGAAGCTCGACAGCTATCGCACCAATATTCTTCTGCCAATCGTCGATGCACAAGGGAGCACAATATGAATTTGCGTGAGAAGAAAAGAATGCGCCTCTTGATGGAGCGCGCGCGTGGCGGTGAGCGAAGGCTGGAAGCCGCCAGCCGATACAATGAGCGCATCATCGGCGAACTTGATGAAGAAAAAAAACAGCGTGCCGCTTTGGACGAAACTTGCGCTGGATACGAAAAACAAATCGCCGCGATGCGTCAGGAGATCGTCGATCTTAATGCGATGCTGTCATTGAAGGAGGCCGACAAGGCGCATGATGACGCCGAGCGCGCCGATCTCGAAAAGGAACTGAAGCAGCGCGCGCTTGAGATCAATCGCCTCCAGAACGAGAAGACTGATCAGCGAAAGACGGTCGCGGAATTGAAAGCAATCATCGATCAGCAGGCGAGATCGCTATCCTATTACCAAGGCTATGTCTTGCGCGCACTCGAAGATGATCGCGTTCGCGAAGTAGGCGCAACTGAACCGGCAAGCAATGTCACGCCGCAGCCCATGACGGTGAACACGCGACGCGGCCCCGAGACGATGCCATTCGATCTGGGTGGCGGGCGCTTCAACTATGCAGGGCCGCACGATAGCAAGCCGTGGTTCGATCTCTGAATTCTCCCGGTCCCAAAATTGGGAGAGTCGTCATCGTGCCCGTTCGGACGTAAACAAAACGGCTTTTTATCATTCAAACGAGGGACAACATGGCAACGCAAACGACACCGCCACAACGCGGCTACAGAATTCGGCTCACGATGTTCGTGCCGATCACCAAGGATCTTCTCACCACGAAGAAAGCGATTGAATTCGCCGAGCGGTTTTCCAAACTGCCCGCCGACGCGCCGGAAGGCACGATCATCGAACGCTTCGAGGCGAAGTCCGGTCAACAAAAGGAGTCCTGATCTTGCCCTTGAAAGCACCGACCGATCTCGGTCTGAAATATGAGAAGGCGCTTCACGGCGTCCAAACGGCGACCGCCTACGAGATGGGCGTTCGTCCGCAAATGGCAACCGATCTCTTGAAGCATCTTCGAACCGGGCTCGATGCCCGCGCGAGCGATCACTTTGGTCTTGCTCGATTGCTCATTCAGAAGGGCGTCATCACCGAAGCGGAATACGCCGAGGCGATGCGGCTTGAGATCAACAATGAGCTTGCGATGCGGGAGGAAGACTTCAAGCCGATGAAGTTTCGCTGATCGAGGACGTGGTTGGCCGCACTAGAAACGGAAGGAGCGAGATGATGATGAGGCAGCAGGAACGCGAATTTATTTTGGTTCAGATGCGGGGATTGCTAGAGAATCTTCCCTTTCATGCCGAAGCCGAAAGGCGGCGCTGCTATAGCGTGATCGAAACGCTTGTCGCGAACGCCCTTCGGTCGCATCCACAATTGCTAGAAGCCGCGAAGGCGGTGATCGACAATCCCCGCAGCGAGGCCGCATTGCAAAAACTCCGTGAGGCGCTGAAGACGGCGACAAATGATTAGCATCGACGATCAAGTCAAGTGCGTGGAGCGCGAGATCAAAATGCGCCACTCGGTCTATGCCCGACGCGTTGCCGATAAGAAGATGACGCAAGCTCAGGCCGACCGCGAGATCGAGGCGATGGAAGCCGTTCTTGGCACGCTGCGCGACGTGCAATCGAAATCGATGCTGGCGCTGTAAGCGATGACGATGGTCATCGAATTGGTTTCATCGTTCGTTTGGCATTCTCGCCCTGATTTCGACGAGGCGACAGTGACTCTCGTGCGCGTCGATGAAAATGATCGTCCTATCCCGAATGCCAAGCCGCGCGTGCTTTATATTCAACGTTCGCCCCGCGCCGAGGATCTCCAATATGCATGGCGCGCAGGCAAGCTGATTCGCGACGGCGTAATCACCGAGGAAAAAGCGTCGTTCTCCTACGGCGACTTTTTCGCTGATCCGCTTTGCGAACACATTTGGCGTGAACGCGACACAATGCGATGAATGACCGATGGCCGAGAACGCGACGCGATGCAATGTGAGCGACGGCGATCTTTTCATCGAGGCCGACCCGAACGAATTCGTCTACGTCGATGGGCCGAATTCGGGGCTGATCTCCGTCAGACCCGGCGAAGATTGGGTGCAAGGTCATGACACGCGCTGGGTTAGCGATGACTTTCTGCGACCGAGCGATCTGATTTTTCTCGCTGGCGTGCCCTATTACATTCTCGACGTGCCGACCGATACTCGCCTGAAGCTTTTCACGGTCTATATTGGCGCCGTGCAGCTTGAGAATTATCCCTATCGTCTCGGTCGCCGAAGATCAGCGGCCGCGCCATTGATCAACGCCGAGCGGGTCTTCGCCGCGCAAGCGTATAGACCGACTATCGCGGACGAGCAATTTCGGACGCTGGCGGATGAGATTTTCGCCGAGCGCGACGGCGTTGAAAAAGACCCATTGAGCGGCACTTTTGTCTTTCATGCCGAGCGTCACGATCTCGCGCCGTGCGGGCATCCGTGGGAAAGCGGTACGTGCCCGGGATGCGAGATAGAGATTCCCTTCTAGGAATTGCCACTGATTCAGCGCCGGGGTATTGCTTGATTCGCCGTCAGGCGTAGAGCGCGGTCGCCTCGGCATAGATCGGCGCGCAAATTTTTGGGATCGACATGAGTGAGCAAGGCACGAAACAACGGGTGGCAGGCAAGGTAAAGTTTTTCGACTCGAAGAAAGGCTTCGGCTTCATTCGCGTCGACGGCAGCGACGAGGAATTGTTTTTTCACGTAAGCGATCTCGGTCAGCACAAGGAGATTGATGACGGCCAGGCGGTGACGTTCGAGCGCGGCACCGGCAAGAAAGGCCCGAAGGCGGCGAACGTTCGTCAGATCTGATCGCCAAGTTCTGAAAACAAAAAAGCCCCGGTTTTTAGCCGGGGCTTTTTCGCGTGGGGATCATCCAATCACCCCATCAGGGATCGCCAAGTGGCGCCAGATGGCGATCTTCAAAATAGAGGGAAGTTCAATCGCTGGAAGTTGGCCTTCCAGAGCTGATCGCGATGATGCTCCCGCAAGTTGGTCCCGAAACGATGACCCCACCAAGTGAGCGCCGCCGCATCGAATAGAAACCGCGACAACGGGAACTGCCATACGACATTGGATCGGATCGAGAGATCGTGGACGCCGAGCCAGAAGGCGCAGATCGCCACGCCGTAGAGAATAGCCCGCGACGTGGAGCTCAGATGATCGAAGCGGAGCTGGGCGTTTGCGATCAGAATGAGCGAGAGCGCAAACAATACCACTCCGTCGAATTGCAGCATGAGCGTACTAATCGCCATCTTTATCTCCGGTGCCGTTTTTGAACCACGGAAGAAAACGCAGAAAGCTCATGGGACGTTCCGCAAACTTCATGCCGAGATTCACGATCCCGGTGCAGACTTGCAATGCCAGAAGCCCGATCACGAAGCCGCCTGGGCCGTCCATTTGCGGATCCGCCGAAACGATTCGCGTCAAGGGGATCGTGAAATAGTACGAGCAAGCCATCGCACATGAGGCGACTCCAATTGCGATGCGCCAATCGAGCCTGCCATAGATCATTAAACGAATGACGGCACCGACGCCGGCACCCTCAAGACCAACGGCCTTCTCTGGCGAAATCACGTTATGAAATTCCACCGCGGCACCTTTCCAGTGATTTTTCTGTGATCGCTATTTTTTCTCGAAGCAACTGCGCACGAGAGGCTCCAGAATTTCGAGCCTGGCCGCCCGCAACTGATTGGCCGCAAGCACCAATTGTCCTTTCTCGAAAAGCGTCGGCGCGGCCGCGATCGCCGCCTTGGTGTCGGGGTAGACTTGCTCGCTGAGATCGATATCGGTCTTGCACTTCACCGGCACTTCGACGTTGACGGTCTTGATGACAATCTCGGGCTCGATGGCCTTGCGAACGGAACTGCATCCCGCCAGAAGAATGATCAGTGTCGCGCCGAGCGCCAGAACCACGCAGGTGGCGACGATGGTGTTGACGATTTTGTCGGTACGCGTGTTGTGCATCGTCATTGAAGTTCGTTCCTTCTGCCGCTCATGTGTTCAACGATCCACGCCGAAACGCCTTCCTCGCTCGACTCGCGAATTGCGCCCCACGCCATCGTCACTTTCAAAATCTTGTCATCCATCACAACTGCAAACGTCACGTCCGGCTTGCCGCTCGCACATGACGCGGCGAGTCTGCCCGACGGATCGAGAATGGTTGCCTCGCCGCGCTCGGCCGCTTTCAGATGTTTCGCGATCTGATCGGCCTGTTGTTTGAGAACCGCGGCGGGCGACTGACTCGTGGTCACTTGTAGGCGCCCGTCAAAAGATCATCCAGCGACTTGCAAGCGTCGCCGCCGCGCTTCGCGCTGAGCGTGCCGGCGGCTTGCTTGCGCAGCGCGTCGGCCAGCGGGCCAGCGACGGCGAGCGCGGCCGCGAGACGGGCTTCGGCTTCATCCTGGCGCTTGCGGGCGTCGGCGATCGAGCCGTTGGCCGTGTCGAGCCCCTTCTGAAGCGTGGCGACGTTGAGCTTCGCAACGTCGAGACGATGAATGTATCCGGTATCGGGATTGTTGATGGAGTCGCTCAGCGTAGAGACCTGCTCCTTGAGGCCGCCGCCGATGATCGGCACACCGTGGATCTCGATGGCTTCAAGACCGGCCCAGAGCCCGAGACCGACGGCCGCGGCACCGACGACGGGCAATGCCAGCTTTGAGGCGAGAAAGGCCGGAATGAACGCCATCACTGATCTCCACTTTTGGCGGCGACGCGAAGATCGTGCCCGCCGCGAATCATCGTCCCAAATACTCCGCTGATCAGGACGCCGCACAAGGTCGCCACCGTGTCCGCCAAATCCTTAACGCGGGCCACGATGGACGCCCCCCAGTCGAGCGCGCCCTTGGCCGCCGGAGGCCACAGGACGCCCACCAGCGCCACGAAAAGGAAGGCGACCAAGATGCCGACGAATGCGCCCAACGCCACCCGCTCGAAGCGTGTGCGCAGATCGTGGCTGCTTAGGATGTTATCGAGAAACGAGCCCACGCCACCGAGCGGCGATGGCGCCGCCGGGGCTCCCGAATCGCTCATTGCCGGATCAGAAGAAGTGAAGCATGAGACGCATGATCGCCGCGCCGGCGATTGCCGCCCCGGCTTGCGCCCAGATCGGGTGCTTCTGCGCCCATGACGATTCCCCAACGAGCCAGGTGTGAAACTGAGCCTGCGCCGATGGTTCGGTTTTCATGTAAAACGCTTTGAGATCGGCGAGTGCGCTTTCGGCGCGTTGCGTCAAATCGGTCATCCCAAAATTCCTTCTATCAGTGACCATCCACGCTCCAGTGCGGCAGATCGCTCAGAAGCTTCAGACATCCGAAGGTCTTGCCTATGGCGACCAGATTGGGATCGAGCGCGTTCCCATCCCGCTTGAACACATACGCCTTGCCCTCGGCGTCGTTCATCGATTGCCCCTCGCGGATCAGAACGTGAAGATCCATTGCGAGCCGCTTCGTGTGATTGCTTTCGAGCGCGGCCGGGAAAACGATGCCGTAGTCCGTGCGCATCTTTATCGCCGCGCTACGCGCCGCGCCGAGATCGCCGCCGCACGTCCAATCGATATCGACGCCCTTCATCGGCGGCACCTTGTCGGGCGAGATTTGCGTGAACGCTCCCGACACTTTGTCCCGATATCCCGCGATGGCGCAGCACCAGTGCATCAGATAGGCCCGTTGCAGCGGACGATAGGTTGCGGTGATCACATGCTCGATTTTCCCACCAGTCAGCGACGCGACGAAATTCTTAGCCGACGTTTTGAAGGGGTCGACGAGATCGTCGAGCGATTGACTGCCAGGAAAGCGGGGCGGCCAGACTGGGCCAGCGGGTTCGAGCATCATGATTCTCCCTATGTTACGATTCTAACCCGTTCGACTGGTAGCAACGCCACCATCAATCCCTCGCACGATTTTTCAAATAGAAGCTTGGCTTGCGTCGGGTGCTTATCAACGCGCGGACGCCCAGACCTACCCCACGCGCCGCCGCCACGCTCACCAAGATTGCGCCAACCAGCCGCCGTCAGCGAAGTTCCAGGCTCCGATGCTAGAATATAGGTTCCGATTCTGTGGAAGCCGAGTGCAAATGCAGCTCGGGCACAAGCGCCATACAGGAACGAGCAAGCATCCTTGGTTCCATCGGTGCAGAGGCGCGTCACCTCCAGAGTCATGCCATCGTCCCGCATCCGAGCAACGGGCCTACCGACAATCGCCACGCCGACAATCTTCCCGTTGAGTACAGCGGCAAGGGAGAAGCGAGCGCCGACGACAGGCTTGTGATGGCGGTGGTGCTGCGCGACAAACGCATTCGCCTCCGACAACTCAATCCTGACGTGCTGCATCTTCGCCACTTTGGCTCCTCTAAGTCGCTTTCTCAAACATCTTCGATAGGTCGGCAGCGGCGTCAGTGCGACCGGCTTGATAGGCAGCGTGGACGACCTTCATCATTTCACAGTTCTTTGTGGTGCATGGTGAGCGATCTGGGCTGCGGATCATTATGCATCCGAGAGTCATCGCATCGCAGGATGCGTAGGCGGATTTGAGCAATTTTGCGTCCACGTCCCGGCTCCTCAAAATTGCGTTACAGTTTCGCGTCCTTTTGCTGTGAGCCGCCACGTTCCCTGACAGTGACCGCGCATCACAAGCCCCTTGCGGCGAAGATGCACAGCCAGCGCCGCGCCAGCCGATGCATATTCTGACTTTCGTTCTGGGTACACCGTCCGACAAATTCCAATCGATGAGGCGTCCATCTGCACGCTGATGTATTTCAAGGCGGCAATCTCGGCAGGCGTCACGGATTCGCTCCCTTATTGAACGTATGCGTCGCCATACACATAAATGTCCGCCGTTGCCGTCACGCCCTGCGGCGTGCTGAGCGAGAAGTAAAGCGGAGTCTGCGCCGCGAGAATCGTGCCGCTGGCGACCGCCAACGTCAACTCCACCGCGGTCAATGCATTCGTCAAACCGGAATAAACTTGTGTGTTCGCGACGATGGTCGTGCCGGTCTTGCCTGCGCCGGTGTAGAGACCGCCGACCGCCGTTCCCATCCCGTTGACCGAGGTATTGCAGACGACGATTCGCTTGACGCGCCACTTTGTGATCATCGCGGCGCTCATGATCTGATCGGCCGTCGTATTGAAGTTGGCGCCGAGCAAACGGAAAAGAAGATCCGTGGGGGGCGGCGATAGAACGATGCAGCCGGTCGCCTGCAACGCGGTCACGTCGGCCGGGATCGGGACGTTGCCGATGATGCCGTTCGCGTCGGATTGATATTGATTGCCGGTAGGGGCGGAGGTGTAGGTCGAAGATTTGATCGGCGCCAGCATGGCGGTCATGATGCAGTCCTTTCCAATTCCGGTTGTGGCGCGAGAACGAGAAATTCAATGTCAGGCGATCGCTCCATGCGATAGCCGATGGCGAAGGTGTTCAGAATCTTGCAATTCCTCTGACCATCGAAAATTTTGCGCGCATGAAAGATGGCGAGATGAACACACGGCTTGCTGGCACGAAGACGCGCGCCAAATTGTTCATAGCTCACGGTTTCGCCGCGCGCGCGATAGAGGATCTCGATGCATGAAACGACGCGCGGGCCGGGATAAAAGTAAACGCCGTCGATCTCGATATGCGGCCGCCCTGCGTTGATGACGATTTTTTTCGCCATTTCTTTTTTCTCAGGTTTGCATCTGCCAGAAGAAGGGCGGCACGCCGGTCGGGACCGGCGTGGTTGTCGCGAGCCCGACGATGCGCCCGCCCGAGCGATAGATATCCCACGGTCTCGCCGCGCGTTGCGCGATCTCGAACGGACTGAGAACCGTTCCGTGATAGGCATTGAAGAAGTAGAAGGGCCAATCGCCGGAATTCGATCCGGTATCATCAAAACAGTTGACGTGAAGATTGAAGACGCCGGCGGAGGTCGTATTGGTGAACCATCCGGCTTCGAAGACGCCATTGATCCACGAAAACCAATTGTTTGCGCCGCCGGAATTTCCGGTGGTCGTGATGATGACGTGGGTGGGAATGTTTCTCGTCAGTGACCCTGCCGCTATGGGCTGGGAAAACGCGAACGAAGAAAACCACGTAATGAAATTCGGCTGCGTCAAATTCGAATTGACTTCAATGTCCCACCCGCCACCAGCTTCGCCGGCGTGAATGCCCGCGAGATCGATGCCGCGGTCGAACGTCACCACGCCGCTATTGTTGCCGGAGAAATAAAATTCGAGCGAACATGGCAACGTGAGATCACCCCAACGCGCATTGTTCCCGCTCGGCGGTGTTGGGAAGCGAAGCCCTCTCGACGAGCTGCCCGACGTGGCTCGGCCACCAGCTCGATCTTCGATGAGAGGCGGCGAGCCGCAAACAATCGCCTGTTGACCGCTGACGATATCGACCGCGTTAAGACCATAGTGCGCCGCGACGCCGCCTGTGATCTTGCGCGCGATGGGGTGCGTGTAGTCCAGCCCAGCCTGAAAGCCCGGCTGCCGCGCAAAGTGATTGCGGATCATTCCGCGCATTGATCAGACAATCGAAAGATGCAGCGGACGATAGGCGATGATCGGAGACGCGCCGATTGCCGCCCCCGTGTAATTGATCAAGAACAATGACCAGCCATCCGGCGAGATCGTAGCGATGGCGTCGGCCAGATTGAATTGGCCGGAGAGAGTCATGTTCTGCGTCACATAGTTCAATTGCAGAGCAAGATGCGCGTTCAATCCGTTCGCGGATCGCGTCGCGGCGGCGTCGATGCCGGTGAATGCTGTGGTCGTGCCGAGATCCGCGCCAGGCACCCATGCAGAGCCGTTCCACATCCACGGGATCGCATAAAGATAAACCGCCTTGTCGTTCGCCGCGGCGGTATTCGCCATCGGCAATTTCACATTGATTTCATAATCGAGCGCGACTTCGGTGCCGCCGCCCGGCCCGTTGTCGACAATCGCGGACTCCCATCCGGCCGTCTGGCTGCTCGCCATGTTTGAAAGCGCGGTGACGGCGAGCGTCGCGCGCGTTCCATATTTGGTGTTGATTGTCGAAGCCATTAAACGGTCCTCGTGCCGAAGATTGCGTAACCGACGCCGCTGATCGTGGGATCAACGGTCGACGGGCATGTGCCGATGAAGAAGTCCGCATCGCTGAAAGCGAGGCTGCTGCCGGAGAAGCCGCTGAAGCTTCCGGTCGTGGCGGCCGCATTGATTGTCGCCGTTCCAACCGTCGTGCCGTTTTTCTTGAAGGTGATCGTCCAGTTATTCGTCGGCGCGACTTCGCATTGAATGAACGCCTTCGTCGGAGCGCCGCTGGTGATCGGGATGACGTCACCCGTCGCCATCGGCGGGTTGAACAATTCTTCGCTCGATGCGGGCGCGCGACCTGGCGTGCCGCCCGAAAGACGCAGCGAACCCGAAACGGATCCGGCGGACGTGGTGCTGACTCCCGCGGTGGGGAAACTGAAGCCAACCAAATTCCCTGCCGCGATGAAATAGGTGTACGGCTGACCGGCCACGGCGGAACTGTCGATGTAGCTCGTCGCGCCAGCGCCAGCTTGTCCGATTTGCGTCGCGCTGCCGAATAATGCGCCGGTGCCGTTCGCGCGATAGATCAAATAGCCGAGCACATTGTCTGTTGACGGGTTTGGATTCCACGAGAGCGTGTTCGCGCCGGTGCCAGTCGAAACCGCGAGACCCGTGGGCGTGGTCGGGAACCCACTCGGCGGCGTGCCGCCGCCTGTGCCGCCACCAAAGCCGTTGCCGGTGGTCGTGTAGGTGTAATCGGTGACTGTCGAAATGTCCTGATAGCCGAATCCGAAAATGTTGAAGCTGACGAATTTGATGTGAATCGTCGCCCCGACATATTGCGGCGGCAGCGGATAGCGCAGCATCGAGCCGTTGGCGCCGGTGAGATCGAGAAGCGTGAAGACCTGACCAGTCGCGTGACTTGCGGCCGCGGTGCCATAGAGCGCGCGACGAAGATAGGTGAGATTGTTCGAATATGTGCCGGTCGGCGTGACCGTGCCATACGCGACGAGCTCGCCTGTCGCGGGGACGACGCCGGCGATCGGCGCGGCGGAGATATAGGAGAGCGTGCGAAACGCGTCCGCGTCCGCATGAGTGACCGGCGCGAGAATGCCCTGACTCGAAGTGAGATCGACCGAGAGCGTATTTGTGGTGTCTGGATCGGCATGACTCGCCAACGTTGCCGTCAGAAGACCCTGCTTCGCGGCATTGTTGATCGTGCCGATTTTCGAGTAGGTCGTGCCATCGAGCGAAATGTAAACGTCCGCGCCACCCCAATTCGGGCCGCCCGAAACCGAAGTCCAGATTTGCGCCGGCGACGCGAGATTGGAATTCGGTTCGAAGATGCATGGCGGGTTCACGTCGCCCGGATCCACGAGCATGTCGATTGGCACGTTGCTTGGCGCCTGCTGCGTGGATGAACGGAAGATGCCGATGGTGCCGGGATATTCCTCGGCGATAACGGCGAGATTGCCCTGATCGTCTTCCTCAATCGTCTTCACGCGCACGGGCAATTTATTGAGCACCGAAATGAACGGATGCGTCAACGTGACGAGATCGCCCGGCTCTAGCCGAACGAAGCGATTGATCAGCGTGAAGTCGTATTCATTGCGCAGATAGGCCGCACGCTTGCCGATGAGCGTTGCCGCGATCAGTCCGATGCCAGCATCGGTGATTTCGCTGGCCTGAATGGTGCCATTATCGCGTCGACCATAGCGGTCAACCAGCGTCTGATCCTTATATTCGATGGGGTTCGAATTGTACTGAAGCGTGGCATCGTTGATCGTGACGATGGTTCGATTGTAGGCATCTGCGGGATCGATGCGCTGAATTCTGATCGGCACGCCGTCGCCGCTATCGACAAAATCATCGACCGTCAAATCGTATTGGATCGTGGTGACTGGCGTGTATGTGGCGCTGTTTGCCGCCAGCGGTTCGTCGCCGAGGGGGACAAACTTGATGACGTTGCCGCTCCAGAAAATCCACGAATTCGAAAGCTGCGCCCAGCGATCAATCGTCTCGCTCGCGATCTCCTGATTGTTCAAGATCGGGGAGAAGAAAAGCCCTTGCGCCTGCGTGTAGCTCTTGAAAAAGGTGTTCGACGTGGCGTCGATGTTGGTCATCGATAGCCCGCAGCCATAGCGCGAGTTCGTGAGAAAATCTGGAATGATATCGGCCATATTGGCGCTCGGCGTGCCGGGCATCGAGCCCGACAAATTCATTACCGCCTCGAAGCCCATCGAGGGAATCGTCGCCGATGAACCGAGATCCAGCTTTGGCGAGAAAAGATAAGCCGTGTTCGCATAGCTCAACGCCTGCGCCGGATATTTTGTCGTGATGAAGGACTCCGGCGTCTGAAGCGCCGTGCCTGTCACCAACGAAAGATTGAGCTTCGCTAGTGTCGTGACGGTGTTTTGATTGATGTAGACATTCGGGATCGACGAGATGATGCCTTCGCCAAGCCCCAGGATCACCGCCGCCGTGTACGTGTAGCCGCCGGAGCCTTTGCCGCCGCCCTTGCCGCCCGACTGCTTGTGCTTTTGAAAGTCATTATACCAAAGAGCGTTGAACGAGATGCGATTCTTCCCCCAACCGAACGGGATCGGGAGATTGTAGGCGCTCGTTTGGATTTGAATGCCGGTGTAGATCGGCGTCTTCGTCTTCGAGCCGCCGCCACCGAACAAGAGTGTGGTCATCGACCAACCTCGAAGAAAAGAAGCGGACGCGGCGTGCGCCCATCATTCAGAAAAGCAAGACGCGAATCCGTCATGCGCGTCAGATGGCAAAGCTGCGACTCGTAATAGGAATGAACGATCTCGCCGTTGCCGATGTAAATCGCGCCATGACTGAAACAGCGCCCGAATTGATAAACGAGACAATCGCCGATGCGCGGCTTTTCAACGCGAACGCCGGCGAGCTTCACTTCGATCCATTCGAGAAAGCGTTGCTCGGAATGATGCATGTGCCATTGCGGCGGATAGGGGCGCGGATCGAATGGTTGCAGCTTGCCGGAATCGACATAGCTTCGGACGAGAAGCATTGCGCAATCGACGCCGCCATTCGGCCCTTTGATATCCGTGCAATCGCGAAACGGGGTGCCAATCCAGGACATGGCCTCATTGACGATGCGCACGCGCTCCCACGCCTCGCGCTCGCTGGCGAAGATTTCAATATCTTCGACGCCTGCCGGTGTCTTCGCGATGATCGCGTTTTTATGAGCCTGAATGTCGCGTTGATTCATATCGCGGTCGTCGCCGGTGGAATGAACGGGAAGCCGCGCCAGTTTTGAATGTTGCCGCGCGCGGTGCAGATCGTCTGCGTCTTGTCGCAACCCTGAAATGCGTCGAACGTGTCGCCGGGCGATGGCGCTTGTGCGAGCGGGTAGACCAGCGACACGCCTGTCGCGTCCGCGAACATGATCGTTCGCTCCTCGCCGGCGGAAGGTCCGCTCGTCATCGTCAACGTGCCGAGTTGAAAGAGCGCGGGCGTGCCTGGCGCCGACGTCCAAGGAACAAAGCTGCGCGTCGGCGATGCGCCGACCGTGAAGGAGCTCGTGAAGCTCGCGCGAAGAAGCGTGCAGCCGCTATCGCAAAACGCGTGAATGCACCCGACTTGCCACACATTGCGCGGCGCATATTGACCGAGCTTGTTGTTGGCGCCCCTGACCGTGAATGTGATCTTCGATCCCTCGAGATCCACGGTGGACACTTCGCCCCCGAAAATCAGGATCGAACCAAGGCTCGTGTCAGTTGGCGTCGCCGAAGGCATATAGAGGCGATTCATCGTGATCGTCGCGCCATCGAACATGCCGTTATGAACGAGCGACATGAGATCGATCGAGCCGTTGAAGGCCGATGCGCCCGCGCGAAGAATGATCTCCAGCTCAGGGATCTCCATCGTGTTCTTCACGCTCCATTTCGAGCGCGACATGAATGGCGATTGCGAAACGTAGGTGTTCCCGTTCCACGTCAGATCGCGATCATAGGTCGTCCAGAAGAATGTCGTGGAGTCGACCAGCACAACATCATAAACGTCGGCCGACTGAAGCCGGACGCTGCCATCGGCGAGAATTGCGGCGAGCATCGGATCGCAGGCGCGCATTACGTCCCCGCTCGGCAGGAGCGCAATGTCACCTTTTGAAGCTCGAACAAATTGCTCATGAATTCCGAGAAGTCGATGGTCGGATCGGCAAACTTGCAATAATAGAAAAAGCTGAAGTCCATCGTGATCGCCTTGCCCGCCGCCGGCGCCGTCGCGAACTTCAATTTTTGATTGACCGGATTGGTGTTGATGATGGTGAAGCTATCGTGATCCTGGAGCACGCCATCGAGATAAACTTCGACCGGCTGCGTCATGTCCACATAACCGACCGCCTCGATGCCGACATTCGGGCCGACGCCGAACGTGCGCACGATCGGGGAATAGAATGTGGACGTTCCGTCGGTCGTTCCCATCGCCTGACCAGTCACGGCGTTGTCGTGCGGATTTTTGTAGAGGAATCGACCGGCTGAGCCGTTGAGCGCCAAATAGAAACCGAAAAGCGTTTTGAATTCGATGGAGCCGACGCCGTACTGATTGCGCAAGACCGAATAGGTGAGATCGAATTCGTGAATGGGCGCGGTCGCGAGAGCCAAATCGATCTCGGCGCCGCCGCTCGCCTTCTCGCTTTGCGCGAAGGTGTTCAAGCGCCAAACAACCGGATAAGTGAGCCCCGGCAAGTCCGGGTAAACGGGCGGCATCGTCACGATGAAGCTCCTGATCAAAACCTGAATGGTGAAATTCGACACGCGCATGTTGGGCGTGCCAAGAGCGGCGACTTCGCCAACAAACTGCGTTGCGCGGCCACTCGGTGATCCGAGCGCCGCGACTTCCGCGACCAGCTGCGTCGCGCGTGTGCCAGCCGAACCAGACGCCAGAACTTCTCCGACGATCTGGGTCGCGCGTCCGCTCGGTGCGCCAAGAGCGGCGACCTCGGCTATGATTTGCGAAGCGCGCCCAGCGGTCATTGTTTCAACTCGGCCCTATGCGGCGAGCCGGTAGCCGCCTTGCAGCGTGTTCACCGCGGCGTCGCCCCAACTTCGGCCGGTTTGTGGGTTCACCAAAAACAAATCGACGAAATAACTGTAATAGGTATCGCTCAGCGTTTGCTCGACGCCGTAGTATTCCGTCCCGTTCAAAATCAAAAGCTGCTTGACGGTTCGATATCCCGCATCATCTTTTCGATATGCGCCGACCAACTGAACGCCGAAGATCAGATTGATCGTCATTTGCGGGATGCTGCCGAACCAGAAGTGATCCTCCTGCCCCGGCGTCGATGAAAAATTGTAGGTCGCATCCGAATCCATGTTCGCCTCGCCCACGTTCACTCGGCTTTGACCGAGATCGGGCTGGCGCGCGAACTGCGTCGGGCCATCGAAAAGCGGGAAGAACGTGAGAACCGTCACCTCGCCCAAGAACGTATCGCATGGCATGTCGAGATCGGGGCCAGGCACGTCGTCGCAATAATAAAAATCGCTGACACGCCGGGCATCGAAGACATTGAAACCCTCGAGCACGATGGCGGCGCCGGAGAACGTGTTGAAGCTCGAATTCTGAATGTTCACGCCTTCGAGATGCACCACTTCCTTGTTATTGATGCGAATGATCAACCACCCGTCGACGCTATCGATTTTGAAACCGACCTCCAGATATAGCTGCGTGTCGAATTCAAAATCGATGGGCGCGGAAGTGAAGATCAGCGTGCCGACAGTCGGCGTGTTCAGAAGACCGAGACCGCCGCGATAGACGCTAATCGTCTTGTCGAAATTGAAAGCAAAGGTGAACTGCCCCGCTGGCTGGATCTGATCGAAGAAGGCCCACACGCTGCGAATATAGCCGCCTGGCGTGTCGCCGGGGATTTCGGTTCGCCAACCCATGAACGCGGTCTGATTGATATCCGCGAAGCTTGCCGCCCAACCGCTGTCGACGAATCCCGCCGCGACGAAGCAGCCGCCATTGTTGTTGAAGCCGGGATATTCGACGAAGTTTTCGCCCTCTTCGGTGATCTGGTACTGGATGAATGTGCGCGATCTCGCATTGATGCTGGCATAGGGCGTGGCGATCGAAGTCGCATAGTTTCCGTACCCGTCGAATCCTTTCAGCATTCAAGCCGCCAAATTGTAGCCAGCCGTGATGGCGTTGAGCGACGTCCGCGTCCACGCAATCGAGCCGTTGGGGTCCAGAATCCATTGATCGGTGAAGTAGGCGTAAGACGTATCAGGCAGCGCGTATGTCGTGCCATAGACTTTTGTTCCGCTCGACTTGAGCGCGTTTTTCATGCTGCGTCCGCCCGCATCGTCCTTGCGATAAGCGCCGGTGAGCTGAAGCCCCACGATGCCGCTGAGCGTCGCCGGCAACTGACCCATCGTGAATAAGTCTTCGTGCCCGACGGTGCTATCGAAGTTGTAGGTCACGTCGCCATCGAAGGCGACCTCCGAAACTTCCTGCCAATTGGCATTGGCGAGCGGCGTGAATTGAACTGCGGAATTTGCGGTGGGCCAAAGCGTATAGCTTCGAAGATCGCCGAGAAAGCTATTGTTCACGCCGGTCGTGGTGTCGGCCCAGTAGAAATCGTCCCACAGCGTCGCGCCGCTCATGGTGGCAACGTCCCACCACGCATTTGCGGATTGCTGCGTGTTCTGTCCGGTAATATTGACGACCTGCTCGCCGTCAATTTTGATTTTGACGAAGCCGCTCAGCGCATCGATCTTCGGTTCGATCTCGATGAAGTGCGCCGAGTTGGCCGAAAAGACATTGTTCGCCGAGGCATAGAGCAACGTGAAAAGGCCGAACGGATTGCCGCGATAGATTTGGATCGAGTAGTTGCGCGCGAAAAAGATGACCGCGACTTGAACCGTGTTTGTCACCGAGTCGAAGAAGAAGAAGAAGATATCGCTCAGACCGACGAGCGTGGAAATTCCGATGAACTGATCGGCCACGCGATTCGGGAGCACCGCGCCGAGATTGCCAGCCCATGCCTTGCCATTGCCGTTTCGTCCGCCGCCTTGCGTCGTCGGCCCGCCAGAAACGCCCGTCCACTGGATGGCATTGTTCATGCGCATCACGAGATCGGTCGAGCTCCCGTAATGATCAAATCCGTCCCAAGCGCCAGCGGCCATCTACGCCATCGCTTTCTTCATTGATCCGTCGCGCCATCTCGCGGCGACCCATGTGAGCATCGTTCGCCCCTCTCGTGCGAGAAGATGATCCAGCGTAACCGGCGCGTTGTGAGTGATGTTGGGCGAATAGTGCCAATGAAGTTCATGCCCCGGCTGACCGGCATCTCGATTGAAAATTTGCCCCTTGAAAAAGTCGCGCATCGGGTTCGCGACCGACGCGGGCATGACCGCTTCCTGTTTGTGAAGCTGATAGAAGCCGCCCGGCGTATTGTAGTCGCCGCCCTCGGCCGACGTGAGCGTGTCGAACGCAGCCACCGCGCCGAAGGCGACGCCGGCGGCGATTGGCGCCAGAATCGGGCCGACGATGGGAATCCCGACGACCGCGTTATATGCGCCAGCCGCCGCCTTATAGGCATCGTTCATGATCTGCGCGGATCCGGTCGCGGCATCCGCCGCCATGCCTTCCGCCGACGCCGCTTGCTGTACCGCAACGCGCTCAGTCGCGCCTGCGGCTGTCGCGGCGGTCTTCTGATCTTCGAAAAGAAGGTGATAGAGCAAGCCCATTTGTCCGAGAGATTTGTCGGCATTCAATTCGGCTTGCGAATAGAAAAGATGCGCGAGCCAGCCCTTGATATCGGTCTCGATTTCCTTTTGCAGAAAATCTCCGAGCGCGGTTTCGGCCGCGCGCAACACCGTCATGTTGCCGGATGCGACGTTGTTGAAAAAGCTGTCGGCGACGCTCGTCATCTGCGAATAGGCGGAGCGCGTCGCCTGAATTTGCTGGCGCAGTTCGGCCTGATAGTTGGCTTCATACTTTCGATCATTCGCTTCCTTCGCGGCGTCATATTGCGCATCGAGAACGCGAAGATCATTCAGATACTTTCGATATTCCGCGGAGAGAACGCCGAATTTCTTTTGCGCGTCCTCAATGGCTTTTCTGTTTTGCAAGAATTCCTCATCGAGAAGCTCCTGCTCGATGCGCCGATATTCCTCGGCCGAGATTTCGTGATTCTGGAATTCGGCCGCGAGTTCGTCGCGCTTGGCCTGGAGCTTGAGTTGTGAAATGCGCAATGTGGTTTCGACTTCGTTTTTCGCGATTGCGTCGTCCTCTTTGACGCGAGCCTGTTCCAGTTCGCGCGTCGCGCGATTGTATTCTTCTTGTACTTGAAGCTTCTGCGCCATGTTGAGCTTGGCATTGTTGAGAATGGCCGCCCACGCCTGCTGATCCTTTTGCAGCCGCGCGACATTGCCTTGATCCTCGATGGCGTTGATCTCGGTGACTTGCTCGCGCGTTTCGGCGATCAGTTTTTCGCCCGCATTCGCGAAGCCGCCGCCAATGCCCTTGATCCCGGCTTGCTCTTTTCTCAATCGCTCAAGTTCGCGCGTGGCCTGACCGATGCCTTGCTCGAATTGATGCATCTGATTGATATCTTCGGCGCTCGGCGTTTTTTCCGCTTTGATCGCGGCGAGACCGGCCTTCATCTTGTCAAGGCGCGTGTTTACGAGATCGATCTGCCCCGCATATTTGTCCTCGTCCTGTGCGGCCACGAGCGCATCGTCGATCAGATGCTTGTGCGCATCGGCCGCGGCCGTCGCAGCGCGCGTCGCATCGTTCAAATGACCTGTGGTCGCCGCCCACTTTGCATCGGGGTCAACCTCGCCGAGCTCCTCCCACTTCAGCTTCACCAGGCCGAAACTCGCGGCGATTTTCAGAAGCGTACGATCCAGCCCCAGCATCGCTGGCTGAACCAGAACGTCGATGGTGTCGCCCGCTTTCTTCAGAGCGAGTTCGGTGCGCTCGGCTTCTTCCGTTGCCTTGGGCGAATAGAGGACGCCGAGATCGTTGAGTTCCTTGTTCAAGTCGGCGGTGCCGCGTCCCCATTGCGTCAGCACGGGATTCAATTCTTCGCCGGATCGACTGAAGATGAGAACTTCATCCTTCGCCGCGCGCGAATCGTTGCCGAGCGCCAAGAGCGCGCGCGAAACGGCGGGAAGATCCTTGGCGCCAACAGTATTCGCGTCGATGCCGAGATCGCGAAACGCTTTGCGAATTACCTCGTTGCCCTGCTGCGCAGCACCGGCGTTCGCCATGAACCGCTTCAACGCGGTATCGACCAACTCAACGTCGACGCCGGCGAGACGTGCGGATTCGCGAAACACCTGATAGTCGGTCGAACTGAGTTGAAGAACTTTCGACTCGTGCTCGATCTGCGCCGCGCTTTCCTCGGCAGCTTGACCGAGATGGAGCAACTCGGTTGCGGCGAGCGTGATGCCGACCGTGCCGAGAATGGTCTTCAGCCCGCCAAAGGCGCTTTGAAGTCCGCCAATCGAGAAAACCGAATTGTTCCCCGCCTCGGTGACGCGTCTGATTTCCGCATTCATCGCCGCGAGATTGGCCTTGGCGACGACCGCCTTCTCGGCGAGCGCGAGCAATTGCGGGTTTGCCGATGCCGACAGGCCGATATCGCGACCAGCCTGCGCCGTCTGACGCATCTCGGATGCGATGCCAGCCAACTCCTGGCGCGCGATCGCCGCCTTCGCCTGAAGCTCAACAACGTCGACGGTGATTTTTGCGGCAATGGTATCTGCCACTCGCAACTCCTATCGATTGCCGGGGAACGGCCCTATTCCACCCATGTCATCGAGATCGGGGGCTTCGAGCTCGGCGCCATTGTTCATCGCTTTGAGAATTTCGGCCGGGCTCATATACGCACCCGAGGCCCATTTCGCTTCCTGTTGCTTGCGCAGTTCATCGAGCGTCATCGGCTTTGCATCGTAACCAAAATAGGATCGTGCCAGACTCGCCAGCATTTCATTGACCGGCGGCGTTTCCTTCCAGTCTTCAAGAATGTCTTCGACTTGCGGAAGCGTCATCTTGCGAACTTCGAGAGGCGATATCTGCAAGCCTCGTGCAATTCGCGAGATCAATCTGTTCCAGTAATTTATGCCTGGCTCGACGGTTCCGCCTGAGCTTCCCCCGACGGCGGGTCTCCCTTCTTCTCGGCCAATTGCCGTGCGCGACGGCCCGACATGACGCCAGCGAGCGCGCAAATTTCATCGAAGGCGAATTCCGCTTCGGGAATCGTCGCGCGCATCGTAAAGATTTTTTCGGGGGTCATGTCGGGATAGTCCGAAATCAACCCGGCCGAGATCACTTCGTAAGGATGACGCGCCACTCGTTTAGCAGCGATCTTGGGATCTTCGTCGGGGTTCGGAACGTCCATGATCGCCACTCGCAAATCGGCCAGATCGCCGAGCGTTAGAGGCGTCGTGATGTAATACTCTTTTTCTTCAAGCGTGATCGTCGTCTTCGTGATCGGCATGTTGCTCGCACTCGCGTTTGATTCGGGCGGCAGTATCACCGCCGCCCGATTCATCGTCCAGTCACTAAGCGACCGTCGCGACGCTCATCTTGCCGATTTGCTGCGCGGCGTTTGCGAAGAATTCGAAATCGTATTCCGGCATCGCGAAATCGGTGATCTTGTGGTTCATCGACCACTTGCTCGCGATGGCCTGATAAAGGCGCAGATAGTAAGTCGCGCCGTAAAGCGTGGTCTTGTAGTCGATCTGGAACGTCGGTGTGGTGCCGATCGGCTGATTGGTGATCGTCTGATTTTGGCCGGTCGCGCCGGTGGAGAAGGTATAGGCGAAGCTGATGGCGACTTGGACACTCGACACGTTGTCGGCCGAAGCGAAGGTGTAGACGCCGGCCGAGACGGAATATTGACCAGCCGTTGGCGCCGAGGCGACCTTGGTAAAGACCTGACCAACTTGATAGGTGGAACTGCCGACGGCTGCGACGGTGACGCCGAGATCGGCGTCCCACGTGCCGGAGCTCGGGACGGTTGGCGTGATCTGGAACGGCGTTGTCGGAATCGCCGTCGCCGCGGTGGTGCTCGCGTCATACTGCGTGCCAGACGTCCAGGTGCCGCCGAGCAAAAGATTGTTGAGCGCGATGCCCGAGAGCGCCGCGGCCTTGATCTTGCCAGTTGACTTGGCCGTGCCGCGCGCCGCGAGCAAGGCATATTGATTCTGGCCGAAAAGCTGCTTCGTCTCGAAGGTGAAATCGGTCGAGAATTCATTCACGAACCCGACGTTCACCGGCGATGCGTTGGTGACGTCCGTGCGCGTGATCCACAAGATGCCGGGGCCAAAAAGACCCTGCGGAACGACGTTCGTGTTCGCCATGACAAATGATCCTTCTGTTGTTTGAAGTTACGGCAGGGTGATTTTGACGGGGATGACCGCCTTGCATTGATTGTCGTTGTCGCCGGCGTCGGTCTCGCTCTTGCCGTCGATGCGGCACCAACTCACCGTGCCGCCGAGCGTGTTCTGTCCGGTCGGGGAATCCGGCGCGGTCAAAACGTTTCGCACCGCTTTCACCAGATTGTTGAATGACGTGTCGGGCGCGGCCGCGGGCGGCTGATCCGCCTTCGCGTAAATCCACACCTCGACTTCAATCGTCGTGATTGCGAATTGACTTCCGCTCGAAAGATCGTCCTCGATGCTGCCCAGGCGGATGAAAATCGCCGGTTGCAACAAATCTTCCGTCGTCCAGATTACGAGGCGTCGCGAATAGGTCTGAAAACCGGGAACGGTTTGCAGCTTCGTCATGAGCGCATTCAGCACGGGCTCGAAATCGTTGTTCATGATTGACCAGCCTCGATCACCGCTTGCGTCAGAACCTGCTTCGCCTCGCCGGACGTTTCGGACGTGCCTTCGCGAATGAAGCGTTTGGCGATGATGTGCGCATGGCGGCTATACTTTTGAACAAACACATCCTCTGCGCCGATGGCGCGCGCGAAGACATGGGTCAATCGCTGATTGTGCGCCTCGACGGAAACGGTTTTGTCGACGCCGTATTCAAGCGAAGCCGCCTTGATGAATTGCGCGGAGACATTGACGCGCCCAACAATCTTGTCCCGATCGTTGAACACTTCCTCGCGAAGTGTGCCGCGCAATCTGCCTGTCTTCGATGGCGCCAGGCGATAGATGCGCGCAAACAGCGTGGCGGTAAGTTCGCCGACTCGCTCAAGAAGAATTTGGCGAAGCTTCGTCGGAAATTCTGCAAATTTCAGACTGAGCTTTGTTTCGCCTTCGATGAACAGTCCCATGTCATCGGGCAAGATCAGCCTCGTGCCGTGATTTCGATTCTCACAAGATCGCCATTCACCAAGATAGGCGTCACAAGTTGGATCGATCGATCCGTGGTTTCGATGGTGACGAGATCGTTCCGCTTTGGCAGCGGAAGGCCGTCAAGCGACGGCCACCCCGCCGCATCGAGCTCGTTGCCGGTGATCACGATCAGCCAGTCATTCTGTGCGACCGGCGTGTGAAGCTGCGCTGGCTGCAATCCAATCGACGCTTCCTGCGCATTGTTTCGGCGAACGAAGGCGCGGCACGTCACGCTCAAACGCGAGCCATCGGCGTTGACGCGCGTGATCACAATGTCCTGTCCGACTTTGAGCAATCTCGCCGCAAGCGCAGAGCGCCATTCTTGCGCGCCGAGCATCAAGCGACCGTCGGCGGGCGATAATTGTCGAGAATGTCGGTCACGTCGGGCGTCATATTGCCTTCGTCTGGATTTTGACTGATCCAGTATTCTTCCTTGCCGACGCCGGCGATCTCCTGCGACTTCAGCCGCATGTCGCGATTGCGATCAAACCATTTGCCTTTGATCATTCGGATCACGGCGTCCTCGAGATCCGCGGGCAGCGTCGGCGATGTTGCGGGCGCCAAGGTGAACCCAGCGACATAAACGATGATCAGCGGGTAGGTGTCCCATTGACGCGGGTTGCCGTTCGAGTCCAGCCGATAGATGGACGACGATTGCAAATTGACTTCATAATCGACGTTCGCGGTCAGAAGCACGCCGTTCTCCGTGACGCTCGTCACCGAGACCAACGGCAAATTTTTCACCATGTAGCTCGACGTTTTCGCTGGCAGAAACCACGGGCGGGCGTCGCGCTGCGGGCGAACCAAATCCTGATATGTCTGCTGTGCGAATTCGCGATTGCAATAGTTCCGCACGCTCTGGCTCGCCTGGGCGATCTGTCGCGTGAGATAAATATCATCAACCGGCTTCCAGCCATCGAGCGAGAGATCGGCCTTCACGTTCAGAAGACAGGTCAAATCGTTCGAGCCGGTGAAGGGCGTGACGACGCTGGTGATGGTGTACGTTGGAACGGTCATCACGCTGGTCCATGTTGAAGAACCGCCAAGCGACCGACTTCGAAGGTGGTCTTGTTTCCGTTGGCGTCAGTGACAATCGCCGAATGAAAGTACCAGCCATCGAGCGGCGCGGAGTCCACGTTCGAAATGTTCACGTAAATCTTGCCGTCGATTCCGGTGGTGACAAACGTCACACCGCCGGTCGATTTGAATTTTTTCAACGCTGCGGCGAGCGATTTGTCCTTGTAGCAGAACCATTCGATCTCGCTTGCGGTCGAGAGATTGATGGCATTGCCGCTTCCGTCCGTGACGGTGAAGATCGGCGCTTCGTCATCGCCCGCGTAGAGATCGAAATCCTGATTGAACGCCGTCATTGATCAATCTCTCCATCGAGATCGCTATCGGTCTTCGTGCCGGAAAGCGACGGCGTTGACTTCGTACCCAAAAGCTTCGCGACGATTTGCGTGCCGACCATGCGCGGCTTTTGAATGATCGAAAAACCCCCGCTGATGTGCATGACCGCGCGGCCGACAACTCGAATGAACGATGTTGCCGCGAGTGCAATGGTGCCGCCTGGCGACGCGGTGCCGGTGGCTCGAATGCTCGATAGCCCGGAGAGCGCGACGCCAAACAATGGCAATGCCTTCGCGGTGACCCGAAGGCTCGCTTTTGCCGCGAGCGCGATGGATCCAACGAGCGCGGCGCTGCCATGAACGGCGATGCTCGACGCGCCTTTGAGTGCAACTGTCAGGGAAGGCGCGGCCCTGCCACTCGATTTGATCGACGCCGTGGCTTTGAGCGGGGTCGCAAGAGAGGGCGATGCCTTCGCGCTCGATTTGATTGATGCGGTCGCCTTGATTGCGGTCGTCGGCGAAGCGGTCGATGCGCCAGCGACTTTGATCGCCGATTTCGCGGAGATCGCGGTCGCTGCCGAAGACCGCGCCTTTCCCAAAGATTTGATCGACGCCGATGCCACGATTGCGGCGCTGGCGGAAGCGGCGGCTCTACCCGCCGATTTGATGCTCGATGTCGAACTCAACGCGACGGTTGAGGAAGATGCGGCCAGCGATGTGAAAATCGCCGATTGTCTTGCGCTGGCAAAAATGCCCCACGGATCTTGCGCCCACGCGATCAGTTCACGAGGCGAGACGTATCCGAAACTGATGAGACCGAAAGTAACCTCGCCATTGAAAATGCGGGTCGCCTTCGAAATTTCCCACGTTGCGGTGCCCGCGGACGCCGTTTGATTGCCGACGCCAATGACGATGTTGAAAGCGCCGCTGCCATCCAGTCTGCGAGTGACAATCGCGCTCGTCGAGCTCGCGCCGATCTGAGCATGCGACGCGCCGATGAAATACATTCCGGCGGCGACAACCGCCAGCGTTCCGGTGGTGACCGTACCGTTACCGGCTCGCATGAGCGGGAAGTTGGTGGCGCTTGTTCCAAGCTCGATGCCCGCGCCCGTCGCCGTGTTTGTCGAGAGAATGCCCTGCGCCGATCCGACAGCGTTGACTTTGACCAACGCCGCCATCGTGTAGTTCGTCGGCAGGGCAGTCGATCGGTTCGTGAACGAAGAACCGGAACTAATATAGTTGGCGGAGTGCCCCAAATATCCCGGGCTCGTCGCGCCAGGCGCGCTTGCGATCTCCCTGCGGAGAAGATCGATCATGCGAGGCGCGCCGTTGTTGACCGCGAGAAGTTGGAGTCCGCGCGTTGCCGGATGCTGCCAATTGATCGCGCTCGGCGCTGCGTTTGGGCCGCGAATAAGGGGCATTCGCTGCCCTCACACGTTCGAGAATTGAATGCCGGAATATTCTGCGGAGAACGATGTGAACGCCGCACCGCTCTGATTTTCGACGATAAGCCCCCATTTTTTCGGAAGCACGAGCCCGCCAAAAAAAGCGATGAGCGATGGGATGACAATTTTCGCTGTGACAGTCGATTGAACCGTCGCCTGCGTGAAAGGCCCGATGAATGTCGGCGGGGCGCCGAGCGTGATCGCTGCATCCGAACCGGCATAAGCGTCGGTGGTCGCCGAGTTGCCGGTGTAGTTCGTCCCGTCTTCGGAGCTGGAGAGCCAAATGTTCACATACTTTGGGTTCGCCACCGTGCCGATGCCAATGGCGATGTACACCATCGCGTCGATATAGAGATTCGTTTGATTGTCGACGGCCGCGCAGCCGGCGGCGGATGCGTTCGCGAGAGTGCCCGCGCTCGTCCATGTGAGCGCCGTGCCAGCGCCGGTCGCCGAATAAAGTGCTTTGACCGTCGTCATGCAACACCGCCAGCGGTCCAGCCATTAGTCGTGTCCATGAAGCTGCCGTATCGCACCCACGGATTCGCCGCGTTGATCTGAGCCTGAAAGGCCGTCCACGCGGTTTGCAACAAAGCCTCGACTGTGGCGAGCGTGTCGCCCTGATTGACGATGATGTGCCCGTCCTGCTCGACGACAGAACCGTTTTGGATTGCCGTGATATCGGCGGCGGCGGCATTCTTCCAAAGCGACGTGGCGGCCGCGTTCGCATAGAACGGCTGGCGCGCAAGAGGCACATCCGCCCACATGATGTAATGAAACTTCAGCGGCGCCGAGGCTTCCTGCTCCAGAATGATGACGCGCTTTGTGATCGCCATTTTACGCCGCCTGGAGAGTCAGTTGGCTCGCCGCGAAGCTCGCGACAACGTTGGTCGCGATATTCTGAACAGTGATCTTGCGCACCATGCCGGAGCCAGTCGACGAAGTGTTGACCGCCGTTCCCGCATTCGTGAGCGAGAAGGAATCGGTCGCCGGCGACGTGACCAAGAGCGTTCCGACTGTGTTCGTGAAGTTCGATTGCGAGAAGCTCGGCGCCGTGCCCCCAAATTCGGTCGAGAAGACGATCGGATCGCTTGCGCTGTAGCCGTGCGCCTTGACGGTGAGAATGCCGGGCGACGCGCTCGAAACAGTCGCAGGAAGCCAGCCGAAATTGCCGAGCCAATCGTAAGCGAGAAGATTGCCAACCGTCGCGGCGTCATAGAGACCCCAAGCGAGCGCGTTGCCCCACCCAGCCGTCGGCGTGACGAAGGTGACGATGCCGTTGTTCGTGATCGATGACGGCGTTGATCCTGTCGCGGCGCTGAACGCGCTGAACGCGATGTTGTCGCCGTTGCCGACGCCCGCGCCGGCCGCGTTCGCGGACATGACGACGGTGGTGCCGGTCGTGCTGAGAACGGTCGTGCCGCCAGGAATGACGCTGCCGCTGGTCAGATCGTAGACCGACATTCCTGCGACGATCCATGAAGGCGTCGACGCGAAATGCAGCGTGGCGTTTCCAGCCGCGGTCGTGCCGTTTGTCGTCGCCTGACCGGCGACTTGCTGGCGCGCATAGCTGCCGCCACTGACTTCGGTGCCGCCGGTGCCCGCATCCGATGTGGGGATCGCGGTGAACAACGCCATCCACACGGACGGCAACGCGGGCTCGGACACTTGCCCGGTGAGATAGTTCAGCAAATTTTTCGACGTGTAGTCGGACAAGCCGGACATGAATCAACCTTTCCGAAAAGCGCGCGGGATCAAAAGAAGGGACGCGTGACGAGATTGATCGTGCGGTCGGCTGTCTGATTGACGGCCGCGCCCGACGTGCCGGAGCGAACTTTCAGCGTGGTGACGCCACGCCAAACCGAAGGGTCGAAAGAGATGAATTGATTTGCCGCGACCGTGTAGCTGATCACGGCGCTGGTGCTTTGCATTTCCTGAAACGTGGTGCCGCCATCATATGAGACCTGAAAGGTCATGGCGGCGGCGTCCCACCCGGCCGACATTGCGATGCCGCAAAGAACGTTCGGCCCGATTGCGACGGCAGGCGATAGAGACGTGCCATTCGCAATCGTGACCGGAACGATAACCGGCATTGCCGTGATGACGCTCATGGATCGACTCCTTGCGCGCCACAAAGACGATTTTTAATCGTCCGAAGGCGCTGGTTCCATTTCGTCGACGGGGTGGAATTCGAAGCCGTCGAATGATGCTTCGCTGCGCCCACCATCGCCATGATGATGCCGCGTCGCCTTCACCGTCTTGACGTGCCCGTTGTGCAAAACGCGCTCGTGGACGTGCGGGCCGACATAACCATCGGTGCCTGCGGGCGCTGGCGGCGGCGGATCGCTCGGCGGAGGGGCTTGTTCCCCATCGACGGGCGGCGCTGGGTCCGCCAGCGGCTCAACTTGCGTTTCCGCGACGGGCTGATTTTGATTGTCGTCCGCCTGCGCGGCGGGCCGGCCTTGCTCTGACATGCTGCTGATCTCCGTTTGAGAGTTTGATCGCCGCACGATGCGACGATCAAACTCTCTCTTACGAGAAAATCAGCGATTCGACTACGTGCGATTGCAGCGCGCGGCGATGAAATCGACCGTCAGAGTGCCGACGCCGGTGCCGCTGGCTTTGTAGGCCGACACGTAGGGCTGCATGATCGCGTTTGCGCCCGTCGCAGCGAAGGTGATCGGGCTGGTCGTCGCCAGATTCTGACCATCGACATAGAAGATCACATTCGTCGGATCGCTCATGTCAACTTGATAGTTGTGCCACTCGGTGTTGAGCACCGTCACGGAACTGGCGATCGCGTTGGTCGTCACGCCGTCCTTCGTGCGGATGATGACGTTGCCGTTGCCGAGGAAGCCGAAGCCGCAATAGAACGACGCGTTGTCGGGGCCGTCGATCCACGCCGATTGGAGGCCCAAGACCATTTGCACCTGGGCGGCGCTCGGCAGCACCGAAAGCTTGGCGCGACATTCGAAGAGGGCGCCTGCCGATCCATCGAAGGCGAGACTGTCACCCTGATAGAGCGCGGCATCCTGTTTTTCGGACGTCGCCGTGAGCGCGGCCGCGAACTGACCGTCGGCGGCATTCGCGACCGAGGCGACCGTTGGCGGCGCTACGCCCACGATCTTCTTGATCCAAGCGGACCCGACAGTTGCCGTTGTCGGGAACGCGGCGCTCGAGCCCGCGCCCAGAAAATCATCTTCGAAGTTGACGGGGTGCGCGTCCAGCGTGGTTTCGCCGGTCACGTTGTCGAACCAGGTGGCGACGCCACCGCGATATCTGCCTTTCGTGCTCATTGAATTCTCCTAACCGACGATCATTTCGAGATCGCCGCCAGTTGGCGATTAAGAGGGGAAGAAGGGCGGCGCGAGCCGCCCTTCCTATTCGGACTACGAGAACAGCGACGGAGGCGATGCGCCGGCGTAAGCGGTGCCGACGTAGACGCGCGCGCTGGTGATGTTTGCCGCGTTGGACGCGCCCGTTTGCGCGCCGACGTAGCAGAAGCCATTCACGATATCGAGAATGGTTTCGGGGAGCAGCTCGAACACCACGAGCTTATCCTTCGTGGTGGCATCGGTCGTGAAGCTCGCCGCGGCCGTCTGTGACACAAACGCGTCGGACGTGGACGTGTCGTTGCACAGCCAGATCGGGCAAGCCGCAATCGCTTTCGACGACGTACCCGCCGTGTCCTTGGCTTGCAAGGGCGTGAGCGCGACGGTTGCCGCGTTGCCTTGATTCACCTCGAAGACGAGCCACGCCTTGATCGCGTTGCGCAGCGAAGCATATTTTGAGCCAGTGCGACCCGCCGCATCCGCCGCATTCGCGAGGAGCGTGGTGAACGGCAACGACGCCACCATCTGGCTTTGACGTGAAACGAGCATTGAGACCTCCGTTGTGGGTGAGACCTTCGTCTCACCCGATTACGATGATGGACCTCCCGTCGAACTAGCGCGCAGCCAGCGTGACGAATGGCGTCTTGGTGAGCGTACCCTTGAACGGCGTGAGCGCCTTGTTCCAGATCGGGCGACCGTCCACACGATAGGTAATGCGGAAAGTCATCTGATCGGTGAGGAACGCGACGTGCATGGAAGTCGCCGCCTGCACGCCACCCTTGTCAGCCAAGAGATACTGGCTGAGATCGACGAGCGAGATATCGCCGACGCTGCCAAGCGCCGATGAATATTCGGTCGCGATCACCGGGCGGCCGAGCAGCGTTGCATTTGGCGCGTTCTGATATCCGCCTGGCGGCAGATAGACGGGCATGCCGCCGACACCGACGGTCTGACCGAGCGCGTTCAACTGCGGCTCGATATCCTGATTGATCAGCCACACGGCATTGCGACGTGAGCGCGACCACATGCGGGAATACATCTTGTTGATGTTCTCCAGCACGACGGTTGCCGCCGCCTGTCCCACTTCCTTCGGCACCGAGACCGTTGCCGGGGCATTGAGAATGCCGAGCGGTTGACCGGCGCCGCTGCCTTCGAAAACAGCGTCCTCGGTCATGAACGTGATTTCCTCGGCGAACGCCTGCGATGCGATGGCGGTGAGCGCCGTCTGATCGGCAAGCAACTCGTCCGTGGTGTACATCGTCGACATGAGCTTTTTGAGGCTCAGTTCGATGACGCGGAATTTGGGCTTCGTCGCGGTGACGCCCGTTCCTTCATCCACCCAGTAGGATTGCACGCCGCCCCAACGAGACCCGGTTGCACGACTCGTTTCGTCTACGGCCGGGATCTTGATGCCGCTGGAGTTGGCGCTGATCGGCAGGCGCGTCACGCGCGAAAGAATTTCGCCCATGTCATGTGCGAGCGAGAAGACCGCTTGCGCGATATCCGTTTGCACAAGGAAGCCGCCCGACGTGGGATCGACTTCGCCGGCGCCGAGCGGCGCGCGCACGAGGCGGGCGTCGGGTTGGCGGCTGCGATCAGGATTGGATGCCGCCGCGATGGCCTGCAATTGTTCGCCAAAGCTGCGGAAATGCGCTTGCGCGTCGAAGGTGATCCCGAGCTCGCTGCGTGCGGCGCGAACGAGAGAGTCAAAATCGTTGCGCGGAACGACGCCACCCGGCGACATGCGCGTGAAGATAGGCGCATATTCGCGAATGACTTCGACCGAACGGGCTGGGACAAGTGCGGGATCATGTCCGTTGCCAGGATTCGCGGGGTCGACCGGCGTCGCGCTGGCGCGCCCGATTTTTTCCGCTTCCACGAGGCGCGCGATCTTCGCATCGAGCTCCTCGATCTCGCGCTTTTTCGCATCGTAAGCTTCGCCGCCTTCTGCCGCGAGCTTCGTCAGTTCGTCAGCCGCCTTGCCACGCGCGAGGCGGAGTTGGGCCAAGTTCATAGACTTTCTCCTGTGGTTGAAACTGGCGCCTCGCGGAGCCTGATACCCTCGAATTCAATCGAGCGGTTCGTGTTAGGCGGCGTGATCGATATGCGGTTCGCTGCCCTTGATGCTGATAGCTTCGGCTTCGCGCAAACGTGCCGCGCGCGTCGCTTCATCCGTCTCGACGACGGGCTCGACCGGATCCTGCGCGTCGACTTGCGAAAGCACGCTGCCGATGAGATCGAACGCCTGACGAAGCGATGCCTCGTTGGCGGACGAGAGAACGCGACCGCTGCGCAACAGCCGCATCGCGATCCAGTTTTTGAAGCTCTCCGCTTCCGCCGAAAGCATCGAGGTCAGATCACGGGATGCGGGCTCGGGACTATTCAATTCGCGGAGCGTGACGCCCTTCTCCAGAACAATTGCGCTTTCGCCACTATCCAGGAAATTCTTGAATGTGCTGCAAATGCGCTGGCTCTGTTCCTGTGTCAAATGACGATCAACGCTCAAAACGAACTTGCGTGACTTATGCGCCTTCGCGGCTCTGATCATCGGCACAAGTTGCAAGATCGCGCGGATGCGCGGCGATTCAAATGCCGCTTCGACAACCGCCACATCGTAGGACGTCGCGTCTTCCTCGCCCTCTTCGGCGAGAAGCTCGTTCACTTCCTCGACGGTCATGTCGACAAGAATGACGCCAAGCTGATTGAGCACGTCCTTCAAGCGCGCCGGAATTTCGCTGCCGTCGCCTTCGATCTCGGCTTCGTACTCGGTCCATTGCTGGATCCAATCGAGATCGAGAACCGTGCAGGCGAGATTCGCGACTTCGTACAGACCCCGCGCATATTTGCGCTTTGTCTTTTCGCCTGCTGGCGGCGTGACGATGCTGATCCGCTCTTTCACGCCAGCGGCTTTGCGCAGCGATTCCAGTTCGGCGCGCGGGATGACGATGGTCGTCCCGCCATCCAACACCTTTTCCGCCCATGCGCGCATCGGCGAAGTCTCGATGCCCGCCGCGCGCGCCTTTGCAAGCGCGGTCGCCAGCGCCGGCACCGGCACCTGGCTCACTTCGAGAAGCTCCTGACGGAGAAAATCGATGCCGCCGATGCGATCCTTGCCTTGCGCGAATTTCCATTCGAGCGGCTTCCACGAGATTGAGACGGCGTTGAGGAAGCGCGATTTCACCATGCGGAAAATCATGTCCGCAAATTCCGAAAGATCGCGCTCCATGTATTCGACGACGCCGACGAGCTGGGCGTTCTGAACATTCACGCTTTGCAGACGGCCAATCGGCGGCTCGGACGAGTCGTGAGCCCACAGAAAGACCGGGTTCGAACGAAACGGCTCAAGCTCGAAGCCGCCAGTCGCGACCGTGTGATTGTCGCGCGCGACGCTCGAATCGGAAAGCACATAAGGGATCGTGCGACCGTCCGCGTTGGCGAGATCGGCCGTCGCGGCGGAATCGCGCGCCACGATCAATTCGAATTCGCCATCGATGACAGGTGCGCCACCGCTCAATTTGCGTGCGGCCTCGAGCCACTCAGCAATCGGGACAAGCTTGCGCTTCATCATCGCTCCTTACGCGTTGCCGCTTTCGGGGTTTTCCTGATTGTCGATGCCGACCTTGCCCTTGCCGGGCGCGTTGCCATCGTCCGGCTTGCCGGTCTGATCGCTGCCCGGCTTGCCGCCAGCAGCGTTCGGGTCGTTTGGATCGACCCCGACCATATCGGCATCCATCATGTTCGTTGGCGTCAGAAGCTCCTCGGCCTCTTCGAGAACTTCCTGACCTTCCTTGATGCGCACTTCGTTTCGCTTCTCCCATCCGGTGAGGATCGAGATGCGATGCGCGTTGTAGCGTGCGGTGAGATCGGCCTTCAGCAAGGCGGTTTCATCGAAGTCGACAAACAAGTCATCGCCATCGAGATCGAATGTGAAGTCCAGACGCTTCTCCCACATTTCCGAATACGTGGTGAGCGTGTTGTTGCGATAGTCCTGCGCCTGTTGAACGATGTTCGAGAAGGTGCCGCGCGTGAGATCGCCGACCATGTGCGGCGGCACGCGAAACATGCGACAGATTTCCTGCAACTGAAATTGGCGAAGCTGTAGGAATTGCATGTCGACCGCTGAAAGAGTCAGCGGCTCCCATTTCAATCCGGCTTCGAGAATCGCGGTCTTGCCAGCGTTGACCAGTCCGGCGTTGATCGTGTTCCAGTCATTGCGAATGCGCGCCGCCATATCCGGCGTCAACTTTTGCTGCGTGGTCAGCACGCCCGATGGACGCGCGCCATTTCCCATCAGCTTCGCGTACTGCTGCTCCTGAGCCAGAGCGACGGCGACGGCTTCGCGATTCATCGCGATGCGCGAGAGACCGAGCAATCCGTTTTGCGACAGTCCCTTGAGATGCAAAACATTCTCGTAAGGGATGAGCCACGGCTGATCTTTCAGAACCGCGATCTCGTGCAAGCCTGCGCGCGTCACTTGCCAGAACAACATGCCGTTCGGCGATTGCCAGAGTGCGACGCGATCCGGGTTGATCGGCACGAGCATCGTCGGCTGCCCGCGATTGTCGCGCAGAATGACGGCATACCCGTTGCCGCGCAGCACGAAGCCCAAGACCATCATTTGACAGAATTCGGGCCATGTCATCCACGGGTTCGGCTGGCGCAGAAGCGCCGCGATCGGGTGTTCCTTCGGCGTGAGTCTGACGCGTGATCCGTTCGCATAGCCGAGCTTCGGCACGCGACGATAAAGCCCCGGCGTCATCTTCGACGTGTCTTCGCAAAGAATCGACGCGCACGCCATGACGGTCGTGCATTGAAGCGCCGATGCCTGATTGATCGTGATGCCGGTCGCCGATGGCGATGACCAAAAGCCGCCGCCGAGGAACACACTGTCCCCGTTATCGTCGAAGGCGTCGCGCGCGAGAGCTCCGAAAAATCCGCGCTTCATTTAGAGACCCTTGCGTGCCAGAAGACCGCGCCGGTCGCGATGACGCCGCCGACGATGAAGCCAGCAGGGTGATAGATCAGCCAGGCGCCGTAAGCGGTCGATGCCAGTCCGGCGAAGCCGAATGCATCGCGCACGAGCGATGGCGCGGACTCTCGCAACCACTTTCCCATCGGTCGCCTCGATCAAAGATTGTCATGTGCGTCGGGCAGATCGACCATCGTCGCCGTGATGCCCGCCATCGAATGCGTGCAATCGGGCAGAAACATGATCTCGCCGGCCGTCACGAAATAGTGGCAACGGCGATCCTTGCCCCATGTGTGATTGAAGCTCGGCGTGAACGTCGGCGTCTCGACGTTGCCGTCGAACTGCCAGCCGTCGAAGGGGAGACGATGAAGCCGGTTGCAGGCCGCGCAAAAGTGCCAATGGCCCGCCCGGTTTTTTCCCAGCTTCGAACTGAGACGTTCGATCTCATATTCCGCAAGCGATGACATGGGTGACCCGTCAGATGATGATGAGACCGCGTTCGTTGTAGGGACCGGATTCATCCGGTACGAGCGCAGCGCCGTAAGCCATGATCGCCGCGGTGAGGCCGTCGATGCGGCCATTCGATTTCTTCTTCGTCGGCATCAGATTCTTGTTGCGGTCTTCCTCGAAACGAATGTTCGAGGCCATCCACGCCAGAACCGGATTGCCGCCATGTTCGAGCTTGCGCGCCTGAACGAGATTCAAAAATTCCTTCGTCGGGTGCGAGTAGGACTTCATGCCCTGAATGAACTCTCGCACCGGCACGCCCTTGTCCTGCAATTCGAGTGCAAGCTTGGTCGCGTCCCACGTATCGTAAGGGCACGCCAGAATGTTGAACTTCTTCTGCCAGTCGAGGATCTCGCGCTTCACTTCGTCCTGATCGACCACATCGCCGGCGGTCACGTCGATCCAGTGTTCGTCGATCCAGCGTTGATAGTGGATGCGATCTCGATCCTCGCGCTCCTCGACATTCTCGGCCGGGCACCAAAAGCGCACCCAGAGCTTCCATCGTTCGCCGTCCTCGATGGGCGGGAACAGAAGCGCCGCGGCCGTCAGGTCGATCTTCGATGAAATGTCGAACGCCGCATAAGCGTCGCGCCCATGCATCTTGTCGGGATCAAACGATTCAATCGAATTCTCGCGCCAGCGATCCGCATCGATCCCGCCGATGGTCGTCGACGTGCGCAGATTGCAGCGAAGCCGTTTGAAGTTCGCTTGCGCGGCCGGATTGCCTTTCGCCTTGGCGCACTTCTCCTTCAGATCATCGAGCTTGACCGAGACCCCGAGATTTGGATTCGCTTTGATCCAAGTCTCGGGGTCATCCCAACGATCACCGTCATCAAGCGTCGCGATATATACGAAATAGGAATCGTTCTCCAGAACGCGCGTCACGATCTTCTCGGCGTAGGCGCGCTCGTCGGCGTACACCGTGCCGATGCGATCATCCCCCGCCGTGGTGATGATCCACAAAAGCGGCTGGCGCCGCGAACCCGTCGCCGTGTCGAGCACATCCAGAAGATCGCGCGAGGCGTGCTTGTGGAGCTCGTCCACGACAACCATGTGCGGATTCAAACCGTCGAGCGTATTGGCGTCCGATGACAGAGGCTCGAACTTCGAGCTTGTCGTTTCGACGCTGATCGCGTTCTTGCGCAGAAGCGCCCGCTTGCGCAGCGCCGGCGAGGAGCGAACCATGCGGCGCGATTCATCGAAGACGATGCGCGCCTGATCTTTCTTCGTCGCGGCCGAGTAGACTTCGGCGCCCGCCTCGTGATCCGCGATCAAACCGTCCAGCGCGATCGCCGAGGCTTCGGTCGATTTGCCGTTCTTGCGGGCCACTTCGTTGTAAGCGATGCGAAAGCGGCGCGTGCCGTCGCTGCGCATCCAGCCATACACAGATCCGATGCGGAACTGTTGCCACAGCGTAGGCTCGAAACGCGTACCGGCGAATTCGCCCTTCGAGTGGCGCGTCAGCCCCATGAAATCGAGATGATACGCCGCGAGATCGGGACGAAAGATCAGTCCGCGCTCGTGACCGTGATCGAGATCATCCAGGTGTCGCGCACATGCCGCCTTGACGAGCTTGCCGGCGATGATCTCGCCCGAAACAACCGCCAGCGCATAGCGCGAAACCGGATCAGTTCGGTCGTAAGTCGGCGGGGTAAGAGGCAAGGACGGCATCGAGATTTTCATCCTCGTCGACCCGATTATGCGCGGGCTTCGGAGCAGGCAGGAACACATCGCCGCCCATTCCGGCGCTCAGACGCGGACGGCTGGCGGGCGTGAAGCCCAACTCCGCCGCGCATTTCGCGAGACGCAAGGTCGCCTTGTTGATGATCGACACATAGGGCGATTGAACGATGTTGCCGCCATACTCCAGCACAGATCCATCGCGCTTCGTCTCGCGCTTCTGACCCGTGACCGTGAGAAGCGGCAGGGAGTTTTCGGCATCGGCCTTCGCCTGGGCGATGGTCGCGGTGCGCATGTGATCGAACGCGATGACATAACCGGCGAGAATGCCGAGATCGATCGAACCGAGCACGCCGACCGGCGCGTTCTCAATCGCATAGCGCCAGTGATCCTTTTGCGCCGCCGTCAGCCATTCGGGCGGCGCGTCAAGTTCGCCAGTCACCACCGGCTCATTCTCGCGCGTCTTCAAGCGCGTCGAATTCCCCGTGCCATGAAGCTCGTGCAACGCTGTGGGCTTCGGCTTTCGACCCCTTTGTGCCAAGGCGTAATCCCTTTGGTGGCGCTACTGGGAAGCTCGCTGGCGCGCGTGTTTCCCAAGCGTGTTTCTGTACGTCGCGACGCTCAAGATGCTGGCAGCGCGCGGGATAATCGACTTTTGACCCCCCTGAACGTCAAAACGTAATCGCGAATCTCAAGGCCCCACCCGCTTGCGGGGGGAGTGTCAATTCCTTTGACACCCCTACGCGGGGGTTCTGTAAAAGAATGTGACACTTCTCGCATGTCAGCCGCTTTGACAGTGTGATGATCGAACGTGTCAACGGCGGTTACGTCCGATCACCCTTCTCGGGATGAAGCGCGTTGTGACACCGAGCACAGATATCCAGCAATCTCGCAATCGGAACGAGTGTGCCTGACTCCGCGTGCGCGAGATGATGCGCGTAGCGGGCCTGTGCGTTGTGACACCGCTCGCAAATGCCCTTTGATCTTTTTCTCAATTGGCTTCGAAGCGCGCGCCACTCGGAAGATTGGTAGAAGCGATCATACGATTGCGAAGTCCGTAGTGCGGGTTTCCACCCGGCGTTGCGCATGATCGGCGGCCGCGTTGGCACCTAGCGGCGACGGACGTGTTGCGATTGACGATTCGTGTTCAGTTGCCGTGTGATGCGCTGATCTTGCTTCGCATCGAGCAGGCGCTTGGCTTCATCACCGCCGAGCTCGGCACTGGTGATGATGCATGGCTGATCAGTGAAGGGGTGTCTGCACTCACGCGTGAATGGTGCAGAAGTTTTTGCGCGCATGATTTTCACGGTGTTGGGGGTGCGCGCGAATTGCGCGACGATTCTTGGAACGTGTCAAGCGGGTACTTAATCGGCTGAGATTGTTGCCGAAAGAAACCACGGCGAATTCGGTGGGGATTCGAATGGCGGAAAACGTGACGAAATCGCCCGAGCAAAACGGAAGCAATTGCTTCTCGTTTGCTACCCCATTTGCTCACATTTTGCTGGCGAACAAATCAGGAATGCGCCGCCACTTTGCAGAGCGGGGGGAGCCTTGGGGCGACGACGCATTTCGAGATCGCTAGTCAACGCCGCCGCACGACAGGGTGAAAACTCCACCACCGTCGATCAAACTTCGGCGCACAATGATTCGCGCGGCACGGAGATTGATCGGCCACCGAATCGCCTGTCAAGTTGGATGAGAGTTCGTCCGCGATCATCGTGCAAAACGAAGCCCGAAAAGTTCTCCAAAACGCCAGCCCAAATTCGAATGCGCGCGCCGGGCGAAAGCTTTTCCAGAACAGGGACTTGATTGGAATTTTCGATTGGTCTGGTTTGGCTGATTGCGATCAGGTGTTCGATCTCGCCTTGGCGGATCGGCGTCGGCATCGGGTTGAGCCCGGTTCTCGATCCCAAAATGGCGGTCACGGCATCGAGCTCGATGATTCGCTGCCATCGGCCATCATCGATCACGATGGAAAAGCGCGTGAAGATGTAGCCGGTGATCAATGGCGCGATGATCGTCTCCACCCGCCGCGCGTGCCGTCTGGTGCGGGCCTCTTTGGGAAGAAATACTTCGAAGCCGGAATCGGCGATCGCCTGGGCGGCGTTGGCTTCAACGTTGCGCTTCGTCTTGACGACATACCAGCGCGGGCTTTCGGCGGCGGTGGCGACGGCGGTCTGCATGTAGGTTGGGAACCCCCCTCAAAATCGCGATGGTTGGATGCCTGATCTATTGGCGGCGGTCAAATGTTTCCCGTGAAACAATTCCAAAAAGAGGAACGAAATCCATTGCTTGAGCGGCGCGTAACTTTTTGCCATCCCGTTTGAGGCGGGAACTTTCAAACCAACAAGCTCTCCCATACCTGGCGCGGCGAGGCATGCAGCGATGCGCGACGCGAATTCTCGGCCGGCACGTTGGCCTTCCGGCAAAGCAGGCGCTTGGACGCTTTCATCATCACGGGGCCGAATGCCCTGAGATCGTGGGTGCCGTTCGCGACGCCGCGCTGATGCGCGATCTCGAAGACGTCATCGGACGTGAATAGGCGCTGACGCGCGGCAACTTCCCTGACGATCTCGAACATGATCTCGCGCCAGCCCTCGGCGGCGTTTCGATCCACACGCGCCACGCCATCGCGCTTCGCCTCTCTCGCCTTCGCGGCGTCGAAAAGATCGGTCTTGTTTCGGCTCGTGTCGCGCCAGAATTCGGGGCAATGAAAATCCGCCTTTGTCGTCCGGCGCTTAACGCGGCAATGCTGAGTGTGGGGATTCCATGCGAAGCAGAATTGACAGCTATCCACGCGCGCGCATCGCCGAATCAGTCACGCGTGGGAATATAGGCCGCGCACGATCCTGTGGACAGACGACAGAACTGCGCAGAAACACGCTTGACTTCGCTCGTGGCTCAGCCGTCGCGATTTTCGAGAATGAAGTCGGCCGCGTTGGTGCGCAGGCACGGCCGATAATGAATCGGCGCCGGCTTCTCCAGGCGCGCGACGCGCAGCCGATATTTGCGGATCTTCGTCGACGCAAGCTTGGCCTTGGTCTGCCAAGCGGCGAGCTGGGCGCGCGCTTTGATCAGGCGCTTCTCGCGAAGTTCGGCGCGCGTCGGCGGTGGCTTCTTCGGCCGGGGCAACTTCGGCGGCTTCGGCGTCACGATCTTCGCCGGGCGCGATTTGCGATAGCCTTTGCGTAAGTGGGGCGGGATATAGAACACCTTGGACATGGCAATCGATCTCCTTCGATTGCGATCATTCTAGCAGATCGACTTTTCGGAAATCGCTCGACACGCGCGTCGCGACGATTTGAAGGCCGCGGCTACTGCGTCAAATGATTTTTCGAGCGCGGAAAGAAAACGCTTGACGCGATGAACGCTGATCGAGATTGACGCGACTTCGTTGAATTTGTTTTTTCAATGCAGCAGCGCCAAGGCCAAAAAAAAGCGCCCCGCGATATTTTGCGGAGCGCCTTGCGTGCCTACTCTCAGAAACGTAAGCGTTGATCGTTTCCGTTTTGGAGGATCGTTCACATGGCGGCCTCTATCAGTTGAATCGGGTTATTTGCTGCACAGCAAATATGAACGCTATGTGTTGGTTGGAACTGGCTCGAACTTTTCCGTCAACGTTTCAGTTGAATAGTCCTCCACCGCACCCTTTTTAGGCCCCGTGAGATAAGTCACACGCCATTGTCCCGGTATGCCGCTCGGGTGCTGGTGCGCCTCGACTATAGGACTGCGCTCACGATATTTGGTCATTCCGCGCTCACAACCATCATGTCTATTGCCAGACTAACGGCGTTAGCCCTCACATATAGGCCCTCGGCATCGAGCTTTCGCCAGAGAACCTCGAGCCGCTCGAGGATTTCAGCGGGGCGCAATGCCCTTCTCGATCTCATGACGAAGCTGCGCCTTCTGCTGTTCCAGCGTGAGATGTGCGGGCCACTTGCGCGCCCCCATCTGCTCGATCTCGCGATCCGTAAAAAACCAGCTCTTTGTCTTTTGTTCCATCATGTCCATCTCCCTTCGCCTGCGCTGCCATTTCCGGCCTCAATCGTTCGTTTCGGGCATCAGCGCCCTTTGGGTTGAACTCTGCTCTCAAGCCATTCCACACGCCGAAGCATTTCATCGTATCCGTAATCGCGCAGGAAAGACTGAAGTGCGGACCATGTTCTCCTAATCTCATTTCCTTCCGGTTCACCAAGAGTGACCGATCCTATTGCATCGAAAACATAATCCCGCTCGGCGCGCACTTCCGGCCTCCTGCGCTCGAATCACCAGATCAGATGCGCAGCGTAGATGATGCAGGCGCCAAAGAAAAAGCTCAGCGAAATGCCGAGCACGTTCGCCCTGTCCATGTTCATGTTGAGCGCGAGGCAAACGGCAAATGCAAATGCAAGGCATAGAAGAATGAAGGCGACAATCGTCATCACGTCCCTCCCTCTTGGATCAACAAAACGCGCGACGACCGCGAAAGTTCACTTGCAAAATTAAATCATTCGGATCACACGTTGCCTATGCAGATCCGAATCGACGTTCATCATTACGTCCACGCAGACGGCAATGCCGAGGTCGTCGGATTGCTCCACCAGGTGTTGCAAAAACTCGGAGTTCTCAAGATGACCGTTCAAGACGATTTTGCCGCCCTACAGGCGAAGGTTGCCAACGAAACGACCGTCGAGGCATCGGCGATCACATTGCTTCAAGGCTTGAAGTCTCAACTCGATGCGCTCGCGGCCGCTGGGACGCCGGTCACGTCGGATCAGATCAACGCCCTATCGCAACAGATCGACACGAATAGCAGCACGCTTGCTGCGGCCGTGACGGCGAATACTCCGGCGGCACAGCCGACCGCGTAGTCGTTCGATCATATAGCCCAAAAAAAGGCCACCCGCGAGGGTGGCCTTTTGCGTCTCAGCGTCGCCGCCAATGATAGTGCGATTGAAGATGATTGAGCGCGATACAGAGCCCGAGCCCAATGAGAAAACAAATTCCCAACGCCTGAATGGGATAGGCGCTGAGCGCGACTTGCAAAAAGTTGATCACGTCGATCATGTCTGATCCCCTTTGATTGGAGCAGCCGACCCCGGCTCGTCGGGCGCGCGCTTGCTCATTTGCCAACTATCTTCGAGCCATTGTGCCATCACTTCGATCGCCAGCGCGGCGCTGGTCAAAGTCGTGCCATCGTTGCGAAGCATGTTCGCGAGATCGCCTTTCGCCAATTGATGAAGCGCGTTTGGATCCGCGAACAATTCGCTCAGTTGATGACCGAGATTTTTCATGCTGGCGGCAAAGCTCAGCATCATGTCGATTTTCTTTTGACGCGTTTGCTCAGCCGCCAATTCGAGCGCCTGCAAAAGCTTGTCGGGCATGGATCGATCTCCTTTGAGGTGGTGATTGAACGCGATTGAAGTCGAGCTATCAACGAATTTTTCATCTGGCTGCGTACCGAACCCTCCTTCGACGGCGTATTCTGCCCGCGCGAAATGATTCGCACGCAAAGGAGATAACGCAATGACGACAACGGCATCACCGCGAATTTCGAATGAGACGCTATGGCCCGCACCGGCGCCGGCGACGCCGGTTCCGTCCACAGGAATGCGTCTCTCGCTCAAGTTTCAGGGAAGCGGGCGAGAATATATTTTCGACGAAAAGGATGGCGTCGATCAGGGCAAGTTCATTGGCGAGTTGGGCTTCGATCAGACATGCACGCTGACCACGCTCCCCGGCGTTCCGTTCCGCGTCTATTTCCGGCACAACGTCGCGCCGCGGCCGAGCAATCTACCGCCGGGCGCCAGCCCGCCGTCTCTCGATCCCGGCGACGTGCGCGATCAGGTGATCGCCGAGACCGGCAAGATCAGAGACAAGAGCGTCCCAGCGGGACCGATTTATGATCCCTACACAATCACGATCTGGAAAAACGGGCAGCAAGTTCATCAAGTCTCGCGCTCGAAGTTTTGGTGGTTCTCGCGATATCCGTGGTTCAGTTCGCTGCCGCGCATTCTTCGCGACCCCGCGGCTGAGATCAAAGCCAATCGCTTCCCGCCAATCAGCAAGAACACCTGGGTCAAGACTGTCACGGACTCAACCGCCGCAAATCGCGTGCCGTTCACCGGCCCGATGGATCTCTGTGGCGAAATGTTCGACGGCTCGACCGGAGGCAGGCGCGAGATTTACGATATCACCGAGCAACAGGCCGATTACATTCTCAATCGAACGGCGATGGCGCTGTCGCAAGTGTTCGATGACGGGTTCGCCAACTCAAGCTCGCCGCTTCATTATCGCGACGAGACGACCGGCGCACCGTGGAATGTGCAAGCCAATCCCTATTGGTCGACCGATCTTGCAAGTGTGAAGCCGGATCATCTGATCGACAAAGGCCCGCACCCGACATTGCTCGACGGATCGAACGACAACACCTATCACGTCCCCGAAACCGCGCACACGCCGGACAATTTGTGGGTGCTCTGGCGTCTGACAGGCGATCCCTACTATCTCGAGGAATTGCAGTTCACGTCGCTTCTCGGTCAGACATTTTCTGCCTACTACAATCATCAATGGCAGAAGCCGGGCGCGTGCGGCTATGAACAGGATCGCGCGCTGGCATGGTCGCTGCGCTTTCAGGTGCGATGCGCGCACGCATCACCAGTCAGCCCGCCGAAATGGTTGTTGCCAAAATCGGTGTTCGAACAAAATCTCGAAGACAACTTCCAGATTCTCTCGAACTATCTCACGTCGCCGGCGAGGCTTCACACGGTTTTCAATTCCATGTGCCGTGCTGGCGGCTATGCAGTTTGGCAAGTCAGCTTCGAAAGCCGCATGTTCGCCCACATCGTCAATCTCGGATATTCGAAATGGAAAACAATCCATGATTGGAATCTGAAATCGCTCGTGGCGATCATGGATGGCAAGAGCGGTTGGAATCCGCAATGCCCCGGCCAATATCATTGGGAGCAAGTGTCTGACGGTTCGCGTTACAGCTATGTCGGACCTTCGTCGACGGCCATGGGAAAGACGCCTGCGCAGATCGCGGCGATCGATGCGGTCACGCTCAGCGGCTACGGCGAGGCATGGGCGAAATACAAAACCGACATGGGCTTCACCGATGCGGGATGGTTGCCTGGCCGCATCTATGATCACGAGCAAGGTCCGGACTACCCGCTGAATTTGCGCGCAGCTTACGTGATGGCAATTCGGCTCGGTCACACCGAAGTTCAGCCGCTTCTCGATGCGCTGGATTCCGGCATGAAGAAGGGCGTGCTCAACTTCGATGGCACGTTCAACTACGATCCGACGAAGACCGGAATGAACTGCAAGCTTGCGTTTGATGTAGCGGCTTGAATTTGCGCTGGCTCACCCTCATGGATTCGAACCATGATTGCCAGCTTCAAAGGCTGGAGTCCTGCCGTTAGACGAAGGGTGATCGTCTAACGTTGCTGCGTCTCAAGCTCCGGATCGCGACCGAGCACCGCGTGAACAAGATCGCTGCCATAGATCATGATCAGACGGCGGCGACTCATGCCGCGCGAACGATGCAATCGGATCGCCTCGGCATCGCGCGTGCGGCGAACACAGGAAATCGAAATTTCCCGATTCTCCTCTCGCAATCGTTCCTCGCGGGTGAATGGCTTAGGCTTTTTCAGTTCAAGCGCGCTCGTCGGCATGGCGATCCCCGTCAAACGAATCGGGATATATCACACCGGCTCCCGTTCGTTGAGCACCACGTCGACGAGCTCCTCGGCAAGAGGCGCGATCCAGCCTATGCCGCTGCGATAGACGCCCGGCTTCAACCATTGATGTTTGATGATGCAATAATCTCCCGGCTGCGTTTTGTGATTGTGAATAAGAATCTCGTCCATCGCGGCGATGATTGCCCCGGAGAACGGCAGCATGGAGGGACGAACGTGTTCCAGCTTCGTCGGCTTGTCGGCGAGATCGGCGATTTGCAATGTGAGACAGAGAGCCACGTTCCAACCCTTTCCAGAGATATTGAGCTTCACTTGTTGCCCGCCTTGATGCCTCTCACGATCCAATCGAGACCAATCTGCGCTGGGTCGATCTCCCATTCGGCGACGTAGCCCTTGCTGATTGAGCCATCGCTTTGCGGAATGCCAATAACGTCATCCTCGGCCGCGCCATCCGTGTCATAGTCGATCACGATCACATCCGCGAACGCCACGCGCGCGCCTTCATCATTCGTCACGATGGCCGAGATCATCCCGCCTTCGACGATGATTGCCAGTACCGAATTTGATTCTGTCGGCTCGACTTGCGGCTGATATTCGCGCTCAAAGCGAGTGACCGCGCTTTGCAGAATGTCGAAATATTTCTTGCCGTTGTCGTCTTTGCTGGCAACTTCCAGCGCCTTGCGCGCCGCATCGTACAGATAACGCATTGTCTGATCTCCTTTGCTTATGATGCTTGATCGCATCCCCCCGCGCACCGCCAACGGCGATGCGCAGAAGGTCACGGTCACTTTTTGCGCGGGCCATCATAGTGTGGCGCACGCAATTCCTTCGGCAACCATTTCGTCTTGAGAACATTCGCAATCGCGAACTTCGCGATCTCGACGCCCTTCTTTCCTGTCAGCTTCTTCGCTTCGGCGGGACTAACCGCTTCGGCGATCGCCGCAATGGCGAACGTCTTAGGGCAGGACTCGAAGTAATCCTTTCCGTCGAACGCTCGACGCTGATGCTCATTCATCACCGCTGGCGTGATCGCTTCGCGGATCTTGTCCAGTGATGATCGAACGCTTTCAGGCATGACGTAGTTTTTCGGGCTGATCTGACTCGCGATGATCTCGGCGAGGAGATTTGCGAGCTTGCCCGATTTCTTTTCAGCCTTGAGCGCGGCCTTAGTGCCTTCAAGTCGCTGCTCCGAAAGCCGAGCTTCCAACGCTTGCGATAGATGCGCTGGTTGCTTTTTCTTCGGCGCAGACCCCGCGGCCGGTGCGATTGCCTTCGCCTTCTCAGGTGGGACGAGACCGAAAGCGATACTGACTTCGCCATCGTGCGGGTCCAACGTGATGAAGACGCCGGACTTCGCTTTCAGTTGCGGCGTGAAGCCGCGCATTCTGACTGTCTCGTTCAATTGTTCGAGCTCGGCCTGCGTCGTCTCGTAGGTATCTCGCTCGTCATCCTCGAGATCGATGCGCCCGTCTTTCTTTTCGAGCTTCTCGATTGTGGCCCGCAGTTGCTTGGATTTTGCCGCCTCTTCCTTCGTCGGCGTGACTTTCGGATCGAGCGTCTTATAGAGATAATAATCGCTCGGCTTTGTGGTGCTCACGAATTTCCACCCGTCCTCCGAATACTGCTTGACGAGCGCCGCCAGCTTTTCGTCGCGAAGCTGCGTCAGCAAGGCGGGGTTGCTCAGAATCACATCGTCGCCGAAAAGATTCTCGGTGACTTTGCCGCCCCGCTTTTCGTATTCCTCGCGACCGACGAAGGCGAGAATTCGGCCCGATGAACGATCTTCGACTTTGAGATCGCGCCGAATTTCCCACTCTCGCGGCCAGTGACCACGGGACTGTTTGCTGTCCTTCGTGTAGCCTTCCCACATTTGATGCTGATGCTTTTTGCTGGCGCACAGCGTGAAGGCCATCGCCGCCTTCTCGTCGATGTTCCCATCGCGCCATGCGTCGAGGATCGCATCATCGAGATTGCCGAGCGCCAAACGTTGGCGAACGCCTTTCTCGCTGATGCCGAAGCGAGCGCCAATCGCTGCAACGTCGAGTGGGTTTTCCTTGCTGGTGAAAAGCAAGTTGAATGCCCGATATTCGTCGACCGGATGCATCGCCTGACGATTGATGTTCGCCGTCAGCGACGTTTCGCGCGCTTCGGCGTCATCGTATTTGCGCACGATGACCGGCACCGAGACTTCGCCGGCGTTGCCGTTCGCCAACTTTTTCAGCGCATCGAGACGACGCCCACCTTCAACCACGGCATATTTGTCGCCCGACTGTCGAACGATCAACGGCTGAATGACGCCGTGTGCCCTGATCGAGGCGACGAGTCGTTCATCCGCGTCGCGCTCTATGCTCCGCACGTTGAGCTTGTCGACGAACAAACTCGCCAGCGGAACGCGCCGGACTTCTGTTGTTGCACCTGACATGATTTGATCTCCCTTGTAGTGACGCATGATCGCGTCCCGCTGCGCAGTCCTGCGAGGTATATATACCGAGCAGGATGATATCTTCTGCGCAGAAGGCCAAGGTCATGCTCCGCTCGCTTTCGCGAGTTCATTGAACGCATTCTTGACAAGATCGACCGCGTGGGCGTGCATCCGAAGCGCCTCTTCCCAGGTGCAGGATCGCCGTTGCCATTGATCCATGCCATCGCCGCCGCCGAAGATCATCGTTTCAAAAACAACCGGCGGGCCATCGCCAAAAAAGTTATGATCGACCCCAAGGAATACGGTCGAAACCATGATCTCGCCAATGCCCTCGTGACCGAAAAAGTTGCGCGCGACCGTGCGATCATTTCGTTCAAACCATTCTCCCCACTCGCGAGCGCCAACCCTTCTCACTGAATGATCGGCATTCAGAATGTAAAAAGGCATGTGATCTCCTTTCAGTCCCGCAATTCATAAATGTGCTCAGCCAATGAAATGCGCCGCCGAAAAAATGGCTCGCCGGGCACGGTGACGCGATCAGAGCTATTGAGGCGACGGATTCTTTTTTCTCGTGCTTCGCTCGCCGTGCCGGTCGTCTCAAGATCGGTCCAGCGGACCCAACGCTGCAATTGATCCTGCGTCGTTTCGGGGTCGCCATTTTCACCCAGAACGATTCCAGCACCCATGAGCGGATGCTTGTCGTACATGACAAGATGCCAGAGTGGCAGACCGGCGATGATACCGCATGTCCATTTCGACATGACAAAAACAAAGTCGCCGGTCGGCAGGCGGCTGGATTGGCAGGGAGTCATCGAGATACAATTGTTTTCGAGCTCGATGATTTCGTTTACGTTTGGCCCCGGCACGCTCCAATGCGGCAAGCGAATGGGGCTGATCGCGCGATCTTCCGGCGTGATCAGAAAACCCGACACTCGATCCGTCTTCATCGTTTCCCCGCGCTCAGAATGAATTCACGTTGCGACGCCACCACGCGCAATTCATTCTCCATTTGCAAAAGATGTTTTCTGATCAGGAGCAATTTGTCGGCCATTGTCGCGACGCGACCTGGTGCGACGCGCTGAGCGGCGACGCACTCGCCGTCCTTGAACCCGGCGACCGCGAGTTGCTTCACGGCTTCGATCTTCGATTCGAGCGCCGTCAGCTTCATCAAGTCCCGTTTTGACGGTCGAGGCATTGCGTCGAATGCCTCAAGCTGCGCATGTGCAGACTTCATGGCGATGCCGATGTGGCGGGCTTGCTCGGTCGTCTTGATCTTGCCCGACAGAATATCGTTCATGAGTTTGCGCTGATGCTCGCGCGGCGCCTGCGCAACCGCCCAAGCCTTGCTCACTTCGAGCTGGCCGGTCTCAACCAGCCCCGCGATCTCCGGTCGAAGCTCCAGAAGATCGAGACGCGATTTCACTTTGTTCACAGATTTCAGACCGAGATCGTTGATGACTCGTTCCACGGTGAATCCTCCATCGATGAGAGATTGAAAGGCCCGCGCTTCCTCCATCGGGTTCATGTCGCGACGTTGCAGATTTTCGACGATGCTCCGAAGTCTCATTTCGAGATCGGTCATCGTCTGCACGTCGCATCGCACTTTTCGATTGAGAAGCTTGCACGCCCGCCAGCGACACTCGCCGGCGACGATTTGAAATCGCCGCCCCTTTTGTCGAACGACGATGGCTTGAATTTGCCCGCGCTCGCGAATTGAGTCCGCAAGGGCGTCAATGTGGCCCTGCGGGAATCGCTTGCGCGGTTGATCGGGGTTTGGCTCGATGAGTTTGTGATCGATCTCTCTGATCATGCGACCCCCTCGCGATGTCGCATGATGAATTCAATCATCGGCTCGCTTCGCTTAAAACAGGGGATGATCGGGGTAGGCAGTTGCCATTGATGATCGGTCTCGCCGTTCGCGCCCGGATCAAGATGACGACCCAAGACTATGCATTTGGCCGGGTGATCATCGAGACGAATGAAAAGCGCGGGGCTAATCTCGTTGAGATTATTCGTCTCGACGATGCCGGTGGTGCCCGCCAAAATCGTCGTGCGACCTACGCGCGCCCAATCGCGAACGAAGACGATGCACGCCCCATCATTCAGTTTCGAACACTCGAAATAACTGAGCCCATTCATAGTTGATCTCCTTTGAAAAAAACGTTTCACATTTGCGGCGGGTATGGCAGGCGAATGTAGCAGTAGAGCCAGACCCAATAGACGATGATCGCGTCGGTCAGCAGCCCCCAATAGAGAAGCTTGAGCGACTTCATTGATCGCCGGATCGACGCGCGCGCCAATCTGCCTCCGCTTCTTCGTAGCTGTCGTCGGCGTTCCAATAAGCGAAATCGAGAATGTCGCCGCCCTCGCACGTCTCGCCTGGATAATGCTTGCGCCATTCGTCGAGATCAAAACGCACAATGTCATTGTACGCGGCCGGATCGCTTTCGTCGCCGTCCTGCTGATCGTAATGCATGACGAAGCCGGTGCGCGCATCGACCGACAACGTGCCACAGCTGCCGAAGATTTGGATCGTCGGCGGCGCTGCATCGCTGATCAGAAATGGCCCATCAAGCGTGACGGCATCGTGATCTGGCGGGCCAGCGCGAAGATCCTCCGTCGCGTCGACGATTGCGCCGCGCAGAAAGTTCACGTTCTCTGGGTCGGGATGATTTTCGAGCGGGTAGTTGACGCACTCGGTCCCTTCGAGATTGCCGTGAAGCCAGAAGCGAACGCACCACATGACCGTTTTGCTCCCGTCGGTCTCGGGTCGAGCGCGAAAGTCATCGATCATTTCGCGTGCTGATAGATTTGACATATGTTGATCTCCTTTTGAGTTGAGACGCGTTCAGACGCGCCAGAGCGTGAAAAATAAAGTGATGAGAAATGCGAGGATCGTGAGCGGCATTTCCCATTTCCAGATGAAGTTGAGCATCGCTATTCTCCCTCAGTTAATGCTCCTCTGATCTCGGCTTCCAATTCGTCGCTGCATCGAGCGAGCGTCATCGAGCCTTTCACTTTCACAACGCGCGAAGTCTGGCGAGCGTTGTGAAGAATGAAGCCGTGCGGCCCGGTGAACCACCACGATTGCCCGACAAATTCGTCCGGGTTTTCGGGGTAGATTCCATGAAGCGTGACGACGCCAAGCACGCCGCCACGGGGCAGCGTCGAAATCTGATAACGCGCCTCAAGCGTCATCATTTCCTCGTCGCCCATAATGTGTTTCAGAAACGCCTCGGTCGCGCGTGCGCCAGTATCGGTGTTGCGCGCCGATGCGATGATGGCAATGTCGCCGCGATAGTCAGTTCGCCAGCTTCGATTTTCAACGCGCTTCGTCCCGCGCACGATGAGCGACGCCCACGGTTGCCTAACTGTGAGAAGCCGCATCATAGATAAGCCCCCGATCTCGCTTCGGGCGGCATGATGATTTCCTCGCCATTGCGATAGGCGCCGCCGATTGCGACTTCGCGAAGTGTGAGACAGCCATCGAACGCGTTCGGCTTCTCGTTGAACCATAGCGGCGGAATATTGCGCTCGAATGCATGACGAATCAGAAGACGACGCAATTGCTCGCGAGCCTTCGCTGCGGTATCGGCGAACGCGTCGAACGTGTAGCCGCGCCCGCGATATGTTGCGATCCAGATTTTCATCGCGATGTTTCCTTCTTACGTTCGACGTAAGCGACGCGCCATGCCCCGCTCTCATCGAGAGTGCGCAGCGTTTCAATCAAGAGATCGTGCGGTGAATTCGCATCGAGCGGGCCTGTATTCTCGCGCGCCCATTCCGCCCATTTTGTGAGAAGCGTCGACAGATATGGAGCGAGCGCGATCAGATTCTTCGCCGCTTCGCGCTCTGGCGATTGTATGCCGAGCCAGTCTTCGCGAATTGCGAAGATGACTGGATCGTTCAACGCGATCGGGCGATGCTTGGTTTCGAGAATGAGTGCGGTTTGTTTTCCCGTTTCGTCAGCGACGACGCGCCAATGCCACGGGCCGGGAATGTAGGCTTGCATATTTGATCTCCTCTGAGTGAAGTGTGATCAGAATGAAATGAGCTTG